ATCCTGTTTTGCAGTATACGTCCTTCCGGGCCATATCATTCTGGTAGAAAAACCTGTAAAAACAGAGGTTAAGGACGGTAAACTGGTAGATATTGAGTTTGGATTATCTACGAGCAGAGGTGCGTACAAATGAAATTTCTATTAACCGGAGATTGGCATCTCACAGCGAAATCGCCTGAAAACAGATTGGACGACTACTGGAATACCATACAGGACAAAGTAAACGAGGTGTTCCAAATAGCTAATGATCATAACGTAAAGGCTATATTACAGCCTGGAGATCTTTTTGATTCTGCATATGTGTCATACGGAGTATCTGGGTATCTTGGTTCCAGAATTTCTAATTTTTCGGGGGATTTTATTTCTGTTCCTGGGCAACATGATCTTCGTTTTCATAATTCCGATAATCACAACACTCCTTTCCACATGTTGTGGAAATCCTCATTGATAGATATCCCTTTTGTTGAATACCCTGAAGAAAATATAGCCATATATGGAGCCGGATGGGGGGAGAGTGTCCCGGCGATAAAAGATGGCCGGTGTCTCAATATATTATTGACCCATAGAATGATAATCCGTGACGAAAAAGGAAAGCTGTGGGAAGGACAGGAAGAGTACGACGTTGCAGACAAGTTGCTACAGAGATCGGGGTTTGATCTTATCGTATCGGGGGATAATCATCAAAGTTTTTTGTCAAAAACAAAAAAAGGGATGTTGGTTAATTGCGGCTCCCTTCTTCGTTCTACTATATCGCAGAAAGACCATAAACCTGTTGTTTATATTTTCAATACGATAAATTGTATTGCCAAAAAAATAGAATTAACAACAGAACCGTTTGATCATGTAATGGATTTGGAGAAGAGGGAGCGAAGTGAAAAAAGGGATGAAAAATTAAATCACTTCATTGAACAACTTCAGTCTACAGATACGGCGGACGTCAATTACAAAGACAATGTATGGAAACTGATCAAGGAAACGGAAAAGGCCGGAGAACCTGTCTCCGATGGTGTTATGAATATTATCGAACATATATTAGGATAGTGATATGAGCGCAAAAGCAAGTAGGGATATCAAAAGACTGTTGAAAGAAATTGATTCTGCAAAACAAGAAGTAGCAGAGTCCAAAGGTCAACTGAAAGTAATCAAAAAAGACCTGAAAGAATTAACGGGGGCCGACGATCTTGAAGAAGTCAAGTCCATAGTCAAATCATGGGAAACCGAAGTTTCTGAATTGGAAATGGATCTGGAAGAAATTTTAACAGAGTTAAAGAAAAATTATGACTGGTAATATATCGAAAGAAGAGTTGGATTTGTTGGAAGAAATTATAGAAGAACCTGTCGGTGAATATCTCTTCCGACCTCATGAATTAACTATTTTGAGAAAATTGATTAGAAAAGGACTTATAAAAGTGGGGTATATGTATGGAATAAGGACTTACTTTATGTATGATGCAGAGGAAAAATATCAATCTGATTGTAAATCTTGTGGCAAGTCTCATTCTTTTTGCATCCTGTACGGAAACAGTCTTGTATATTTTTGCAAAGATTGCAAAACCAGAAATCAAATAAACCGCGAAATTTTAACAGAGTTAAAGAAAAATTATGACTGGTAATATATCGAAAGAAGAGTTGGATAAAATAAAGAAGCTCCGAGACCGCTTGACCAGAGAACAAGCCCAACGGGATATGGTACTTCAACAACGAGACCGCGCTTTAAAAAATCTTAAAAAAGCGGAGCAATTTTATGAAGACGCATTAAAGGCCCGGTCTATCCTCCAGACAGCCGCTGAAAATACACAAAAGGTTATGGAAACTCAAATGTCCACTTTAGTTACATCTGCTTTGGAAGGAATTTTTCCTGATCCCTATCAATTTGTTGTAAGGTTTGTGCAGAGACGTAATAAAACGGAATGCGATCTTCTTTTCAGTAAAAACGGAGAAGAATTCAAACCTGTAGAATCTTCCGGGGGAGGCCCCTTGGACATAGCCTCTTTCGCTCTCCGAGTCGCTTTTTGGTGTATTCAAAGTAACAGACCCACCATCATATTGGACGAACCTTTTAAATTTCTTTCTGTAGACCTTCAACCCAAAGCCGGAGAATTATTAAAACGGTTATCCGAAGAACTTGGAATTCAATTCATTGTTATCACTCATTTGACAGAATTACTCCCTTACGGAGATAACGTCATCAAAATAAACAAAGGAAAGGTAGAAAAATGAAATGTGGTAATTGTCAGGGCTTGTTATTTACCATAACAAAGAAGAAGAGCTGTCATGACTGTGTTTACAACGGTTTTTTTGATGAGGAAGCAGATGAATGGCAATTCGGTGAATTGCCATCAAACGATATAGAACGCACTATGGTAGAGGAGGAAGGAGAGTGTTTTCTCAACAGTGCCTATGGGGAAGGGTGTTATCTTTTTATATGCAGTGAATGCAGCTCAAAAAGTAATGTGGCTTTAATTGGATAAATGATATGGCAAATAAATCATCTAAAGGAGGAGAATTTGAAAGGGAATTTTCAAAAATATTCTCTAAATATGTATCTAATGGAAAAAGAACTGATATTTTCTGGAGGACAGCTCAATCTGGGGGCCGTGCGACCCAAAGAGCCAAGCAAAATTTGAAAACGGAGGGCGCATATGGTGACATAACTTGTCTGGACAGCACCTATTCTTTCGTCACCGAAGCCTGTTGTTTTGAACTCAAAAGAGGATACAACAACACTAATTTTCAAGATATGGTGGACGGTACCAAAAAAGAACCGGAATTAAAAAAATTCTGGACTCAATGTGAAAGAGACAGGGAACTTGGAGGACGGCTTTTTTCTATTGTGGTGACGAAAAGGGATCGAAAAAAACCAATTATCACCATTCCCAGAAAATTACATTATCTTATTTCTCATAAAATAGGATTATGCTTGTATAATAGGATAGATATTTCTTATAAAGGAATGAGTACAACATCTATTCCTTTAGAAGAGTTTTTGGAAAACGTCCCCGCTTCTTCCTTTTTACGGATACTCAAAGAACAACTACGGAAACAAAAAGAAAGGTGAATCATATGCCGTTGTCATCTGTTTATAAAAAATTAATGGCCCTCAAAAAAGAACGATCTTCCAATGCGAAGATTGAGATTCTAAAAACGTATTTGGAAGATCCTATATTCGATGTGGTGGTGCGAATGGCACTTTCCCATGATAAAATATACAACATCAAATCATTCGGAAAGTATGATCCAGAATCCAGAGGAGGATCTTTTAAAGAAATCATCAGATTTCTTCAAATGCTGGAAGAACAAGACGGAGTTACTAAAATTCAAAAAGAAGAACTTCGCCAACTGGCTTCCGGGAATCCTGAAACTTTTTATGTAGTAGAGAGAATTGTCAATAAGGATCTGCGTTGTGGAGTACAAGCTGCTTTAATAAATCAAGCGGTTCCTGATACTGTTTTTGTGGTGCCCTATATGCGTTGTTCCACAGAAAAGGTAGGGATCAAAAATATTACATACGACGGTGGGGCTTTTTGTCAAAAAAAAGCTGATGGTGGATTTTGTTATGGATATAATGACAGTGAATCAGGAGAACCGTTATTGATGACCCGGAACGGTAAATACATGAACATGCATGGATTTTTCAATGAAGACATTCGTAAATTGAGAAAAACTGATGAAGTGATCACAATGGAGATGACGGCTGTAGACAAACACGGCAACGATCTCCCAAGGGAAATAAGTAATGGCTTGGTCACCAAAGCTATACGGGGCACCATCACCAAAGAAGAGGCTGCGTTGTTCCGGGGACAAGCTTGGGACATCATTCCCCAAAAAGATTTTTGGAACGGACTCTTCCCCACGCCATATGAATTGCGTTGGAGGAGGGTCACATCAGTGACCCGGAATATGGATTTAATCAGTAGAATTTATTCTAGGCGCGTGTATTCGGAAGAAGAAGCCCGTATATTTTTTTCTGAAATGAGAAAAAAAGGACTTGAAGGAGCCGTCCTCAAAAACAGAACTTCTCCTTGGAAATCTCACACCAGCCCTCATCAAGTAAAACTCAAAAGAAAACATTGCGCAGAATTCATCGTCACCGGATGGTATTATGGCAAACCAGGCTGGAAATATGAAAAATGTTTAGGGGGTCTTAATTTTGAATCCGTAGACGGGTTGGTGAAGTGCAATACAGGTTCTGGATTTACTGACAATGACAGGGGATTTTTGGGATTTGATAAAGACATGAATCCTTTGATAGACGAACAGATTGTGTCTGATTTGGATAAATGGATAGGGCAGATTATATCTGTAGAATTCGATTCTTTGATCAAAGACAAAAACAGAAAAGACGGAACATGGTCATTGTTTCTACCAATATTTGATAAGCCCCGCCCTGATAAAGTAAAAGCAGACAATTATGAATATTTAAGGAGTCTATAATGGATTATGGGTCTTTTATATTAAATAAGCAATACCGAGTAAAAGGAGAAGGAATAAAGCCCTCTTTTTTGCCTGATTATTTATTTGATTTTCAAAAATATATAGTAGAAAAGAGTCTAGTCAACGGAAGATTCGCCGATTTCGCAGACTGTGGAATGGGGAAGACTATTATGCAATTGGTATGGGCTGAAAATATAGTCAGACATACCAATAAACCTGTACTTGTTTTATCTCCATTATCCATCTCTCATCAAACAGTGAGAGAAGCTGAAAAATTTGGATTGGAAGCTGTCAACAGTAGGGATGGAAAAATAAAGAAAGGAATAATAACTGCTAATTATGAAAGATTAGAAAAATTTGATTTTTCGGTTTTTGGAGGCGTAGTGTGCGATGAGAGTTCCATTATAAAAAACGCAAAGGGTCAAATACGGAACGCTTTAACCAGTGCCATGAAAACGGTTCCCTATCGACTTCTCTGTACAGCCACAGCCGCTCCCAATGATTTTATTGAATTGGGGACTTCTTCTGAGCTTTTGGGGTATTTGGGGTATGTGGACATGTTGAGTCATTTTTTTAAAAATGACGAAGATACTATATCCCCTGCATTTTACGGATCGAAGTGGAGATTCAAACATCATGCGGAAGTGCCTTTTTGGAAATGGCTAAGTACTTGGGCACTGGCTTGTAGAAAGCCTTCTGATCTTGGATTTAAAGACGGAGAGTTTGTTTTACCCGAATTGATAGAAGAAGATCACATTATAAAAACTGAAAGAAAGAAAGGAGTATTGAGAAATCCTCCTGTAAAAGGATGGAGAGAAACGCGAGAGGACACAAAAGAGACCATAAAAGAAAGATGTGATAAAGCTGCAGAATTGTTACAAAAAGAGCAATGTGGGATAGCTTGGTGTAATTATAATTCAGAAAGTGAATATTTGAATTCCATTTTGAAAGACGGAGTTGAGGTCACAGGATCAGATAGCGATGAGAAGAAAGAAGAAATATTTCAAGATTTTCAGAAAGGCGTTGTAAAATACCTTATAACCAAGCCCAAAATAGCAGGCTTTGGTATGAACTGGCAGCATTGTTCTACAATGACATATTTTACGGACTATAGCTATGAAAAGAAATACCAAAGTGTCCGAAGATGTTATCGTTTCGGACAAGAAAAAGAAGTCACAGTCCATAACATTACCACGGATCGTCAGCGTCATATTTTGGAAAGAGTAAAACAAAAAGAAGCTGACTGCGTACGTATGTTTGAAGAGATCATTCAATATATGGAATCTAAGTATTTTCATAAACAAAACCGAATTAATTCAACCATAGAATTGCCAAAATGGATTTAATAAAAGACAAGTATGCGTTGTATAACGGGGATTGTGTAAAAGTAATGGAACAGTTCCCTAAAGAATGTATTGACTTTTCCATCTATTCCCCTCCTTTTTGCGGACTATACAATTATTCATCTTCTGATTTAGATATGAGTAATTGTGATAGTTATGAATCTTTTTTTAATCATTACAAGTATTGTGTAGAACAAATATATAGATTATTGAAACCGGGAAGGCTTTGTGCAGTGCATTGCTGTGATATCCCTATACCGGGGCAGAAAAAAGGGTATTATGATTTACCTGGAAAAATAATACAATTACATCATGACATCGGCTTTAATTTTTTTGGCAGAATAGCGATATGGAAAGAGCCTTTGCGAGTAGCTATCCGTACACGCCTTCGTCATCTTACCCATAAACAAGTAACTTCCGATTCTTCCCAATGCACGGTCGCTTCAGGTGATTTTTTAGTGATATTCAAGAAGCCGGGGGAAACAGAAGTCCCTGTGGTACATCCTACTGGGTTTATGAACTATGCAGGGGAGACGGAAGTTCCTTCAGATATACTTAAATATAGAGGACTGAGGACACAACAAAGAAACAAATACTCTCAATGGATATGGAGACGATATGCTTCCTGTTTTTGGGATGACATTCGAATAGACAATGTACTTCCATACAAATCAGCAAAAGAACCAGATGACGAAAAACATGTACATCCTCTCCAATTGGATGTTATAGAAAGAGCTTTAATGCTGTGGACTAATCCTGGTGAAATAGTACTGTCCCCATTTGATGGTGTAGGAAGCGAGGTGTGCGGAGCTTTGTTATGCGGAAGAAAAGGAATTGGAATAGAATTGAAGAAATCGTATCATAAACAGGCTCTTAAAAATGCAAAATCTATTGAATATGGCAAAAGATTAAAATATGACAGAAAAGGATTGAGAAAATGAAAGTTATAGAGCAATCAGCCCAGGTATGGGGAGAGACACCTTTGCAATTCCAACCCGCACTTGAGCGAATTGAACGAGCTGGCAGACAATTATGAATATTTAAGGAGTCTATAATGCTGATTGGATTAACTGGACGGGCGGGAAGCGGAAAATCTTCCGTAAGCGGTTTTCTCGAAACTAACTATGGTTTTCATAGAAAGGCTTTCGCAGATCCTGTAAAAAAGACTGTATCTGATCTTTTCAGAATACCTATTGATTGTTTTTATGATCCTGAAGAAAAAATAAAAACAGATCCCATGTGGAATATAACCAGGAGAAAAATCTTACAGATATTCGGTACTGAATGTATCAGGAATCATTTCGGCGCAGATTTTTGGGTGAAGCTGATGGTACTGGATATCGCCGACCTTCGGCAACGGGAAGGGAGCGGTGTGGACATCGTTATAGATGATGTCCGGTTCCCAGAAGAAGCCCGTATGATACACGATAACGGCGGCAAAATCATTTCAATAAAAAGACCTGACAACCCCTATGAGATAGACCAGACTCATATATCTGAAACATTCAAAACCATTCCTTTCGATAAGGAGATTATCAATGATTACAGTCTCTTATCGTTATTTAATCAAGTTCATAACATATTCAAAGTTTAATTAACAATATTAAGGAGATTTCTAATGAAAATCGCAGAGCAATCAGCCCAGGTATGGGGAGAGACACCTTTACAATTCCAACCCGCACTTGAGCGAATTGAACGAGCTGGCAGACAATGTTACCAGAGTCTGGACAAAATAGAAACAGGAACCGCCCGGCCTTTTTTGGAACGGGTACTCAAACCTGTTCCTGCTCATTTGTCAGTAACAGAGCACTCCAACATGGTATTCCGTTCCAAAAAAGTAAAATTACCTTTAGAACTGGAACAACGTGTTAAAACCAAGATTTCTTCCAATTTCATATATACAGGAATCCACAGAGACCGTGTATATATTTTCGGTAATTTCCGGGCCTGGTATGAAATGATGAAACCTGGTTCTTTTTTTGATCTTGAAGATTCCAACTATCTCTTGCACACGGGTGTTGATTTTAAACGAGTTCTTGAAAATAAAAAACTTCCGCGCTTTGCGAAAGCTGTTACTGTGTTGTTTAAAACCGACAGGGCAGTCTCTCATGAAATAGTAAGACATAGACCATGCGCTCAGAGCCAGGAAAGTCAGCGATATGTCAAATACGACGGAGATATGGAATTCATTGCCCCTTCGTGGTACGATTCCGCAGACTCTGCTCAAAAAGCCGTATGGGAACAATCTATGTATCTGGCAGAACACAACTACAAAAGACTCCTCCAAGGAGGACTTAAAGCCCAGGATGCGCGGACTGTTTTGCCAAATTCCACAGCTACTTCTATTGTGACGACCGCTTATCTTCCTGAATGGGATCATATCTTTTATTTACGGACTTCTTCAGCGGCCTACCCATCCATGCGTTCTCTGATGGTTTCTGCTCAGAAACAAATGAAGCGTATATGACAATGGATAAATCAGAACGAAAAATTCCCAAAGGCTGTCCTGTATTAGGAGGGAGTTCCAAAATCAAGATAGTTAAGACAGCCTTTATTCGTGTATGCAAAGCCAAGCAATTCCCTAAAAGATCCAAAAAATCAATCGGTATTTATACTGGTATTTGTTCTAACGGTCTCATTGCTTGTAAACATTGCCCAATCGGATCTGAAGTAAATTCTGGAAAATTCAGAAGGCCGGTTCCGGGTCAGATGGAATTCATACATCCGTATGATCTAATTCAACAAAACAACAAAGAGAATAAATTATGAATACTGCCGTTAAAGCTCGAAAATTAACAGAAACTGCGGAAATCGTACTGGCACGTCGTTATTATCTCAAGGACGGCAACGGCACTGTCCTGGAAAATTGGGAAACGCTCTGTCGGCGGGTTGCGGATGCCGTTGTAGAAGTGGACAGCGACCAGGAAGATTATCCTGCTCTGCGGGAGGCTTTCTTTGAGATGATCTATCGGCTCGATTTTCTGCCCAACTCACCCTGCCTTATGAATGCAGGCACAGATTTAGGGCAGCTTTCCGCCTGTTTTGTCCTGCCGGTGGAGGACTCTATGGACGGCATTTTCACCTCCATCCGTAACGGTGCGCTGGTGCATAAAACCGGCGGTGGAACCGGATATTCTTTTTCCCGCCTCCGCCCCAAGAATTCAGCTGTCCGTTCCACTCAAGGGGTTGCTTCCGGGCCGCTCAGTTTTGCTGCGGTCTTTGATGCGGCCACCGAAACCATCAAGCAGGGAGGCAAACGGCGGGGGGCAAATATGGGCGTACTGCGGGTTGATCATCCGGATATCCTCGATTTCATCACGGCGAAGGAAGACCAGACCCGATTCACTAATTTCAATTTTTCCGTGGCCATCACCGATACCTTTATGGAGGCGGTGAAGAACAATCAGGAGTACGATTTGATTGATCCCTCGATCCCTGAGGCAGTGGGCTCTTTGGACGCCAACGAAGTCTTTGACAAGATCGCCAGTAACGCATGGCATAACGGCGAGCCGGGTGTACTGTTTATCGATGAGGCCAACCGAGCCAATGCCACGCCCCAGCTTGGTGACTTCGAGGCAGTGAATCCCTGCGGCGAACAGTTTCTTTTACCTTATGAATCCTGCAACTTAGGCTCCATTAATCTTGCCAACTACTGGTTGGGTGAGGAGGTTGACTGGGACAGGCTGGCAGGCACCGTAAGCCTTGCTGTCCGGTTCCTCGACAACGTGATCGACTGCAACCGATTTCCGATCCGAGAAATCGAAGAGACGACCCTGAGAACCCGGAAGATCGGCCTCGGCATCATGGGGCTGCACGATATGCTTATTCAGATGGGACGGTCCTATGGAAGCGAGGAGGGCAGGGAAGCCTCTGCGGAAGTGATACGCTTTATCAAGGACCAGGCAGAGGTTGCGTCTGCCCTACTCGCTATGCGGAAAGGGTCATTTCCGGCATATGACCCGGAGGTCAATCTATATACGGCCCGCCGCAATGCCGCCTTGACATCTATCCAGCCCACAGGAACCGTCTCCATGATCGCTGACTGTGCCTCCGGCTGTGAACCATATTTTTCCGTGGTGACGGAAAAAAATGTGATGGACGGCGACAAGTTTCTGATGGTCAATAAGCATTTTGAAGCTGTTGCTCGGCGGGAGGGATTTTTTTCCGAAGCCCTGATGAAAAAAATCGCTCAGAGCGGCACCGTGCTGGGGCATGACGAAATTCCGAAGAAGTGGCAGGAGGTGTTCCGATCAGCTCAGGATATCGCCCCGGAGGACCACATTGCGATGCAGGCCGCACTCCAGACAAACGGCGTGGACTCTTCGATCAGCAAGACAGTCAACATGCCAGCGAATACCGTGGCTGAGGATGTAAAGGGGGCATACCTCCAGGCATGGGAGACCAAATGTAAGGGCCTGACAGTCTACCGGGACGGTTCCCGTGATGCCCAGGTCCTCAATACGGTGGGCACAGACAAGAAGATGGCTACAGTCTCTGGCCGGGGACTCCTGCACAAAACCGAGCTGCCCGATGTGCTCAGCGCTAAACGGTACCGCCTGAAGGACGTCAACGGCAATGCCATTTATATTATTGTCTGTTTTGCCGAAAATGAGACGCCGATGGAGGTTTTTGCCAAGTTTCCATTTGACAACCAGGTTGATCTGAAAGACAAGTCCACTATGTGGACAACCACCTGCCGTTTAGTATCTACGTCTTTACGATATGAAATTCCTATGGAGGAGATAATCAAACAGCTTGACCGCTCCAGCGGACATATGCTTGACTTGCCCGCTCAATTGAGTAAACTGCTCAAGTCGTTCATGGCAGGAACCCGGAACGGATTTTCTTCTGCCTGCCCGGAATGTTCCGGAAAACTGGTTTTCGAGGAAGGCTGTGAGGCCTGCCGGGAATGCGGCTACTCCAAATGTTCTTGATTTTATTGTATGATAGGGAACGGATGGACGATTGATATTATTGCTCATATTTTAAAAAACAGCATATATGCTAAAGGAGAAAAATAGATGAGTACTTCTGACAAATACGTTCGGCCAGAATGGGATGAGTATTTTATGGAAATGACCAATACTGTTTCCAAACGAGCTACTTGTGACAGGGGGCGGAGCGGATGCGTAGTGGTCAAAGATTGTCAAATACTAGTCAGCGGATATGTGGGTTCCCCTCCGGGATTTCCTCATTGCGATGATGTAGGCCATCAATTTAAGCAAACAATCCATGAAGATGGCTCTGTATCAGATCATTGTGTACGTACAGTTCACGCAGAACAAAACGCCATTTGTCAAGCTGCAAAAAAGGGAATATCTTTGAACGGAGCCACCTTATATTGTAGAATGACTCCTTGCAGAATATGCGCAATGTTAATCATAAGCTGCGGCATATCACGGGTAGTTTGTGAAAATAGATATCATGCAGGCAAAGAATCAGAAGAGATGTTTTCGGAAGCCGGTATAAAACTGGAAATCCAATCTGAAGACGTGCTTGTTTACAAAAAATAAATAGGAGATACGACATGAAAGCGGTATATGCTATTCTGTTAGTCTGGTTAATTTCATTGACAGGCTGCGCTGACATAATGAAATTTGAACGTGCGGGATACAACGACGTCAGAATGGAACGAATCGCAACGGTGGCTATTCAGGAAGAACAAAAGACAGCAAGGGCCGCGTTGGGCTATTCTGAGGACAAAAATGGATTAATTCGTTCTTTAAAAGAGAATGGGCAAACTCCTTCCTGCAACCCATTCAATTACCCGGAGCCCACGGGAGATGCATTATTGATAAATAATCTGCTAAATGAGGCCGCCACCCATGGATTGATTCCTCCCCGAAGCCTCGGAAATAAAAATGGAAATAATGTGTCTTTATTTTCAGGGCCTATAGTCAATAGTACCATCCAAATCAATACAGGAGCTGCCAGTAAACAAACAAAGGGATCGGGAGGAAAAGAATATTCATTGGGATCCATTGCTCAATCAGCAGTCAATCGGATAGGGAGGCCAGTCAAGACTGATGCTGAGATTGGAATAGAAGCGGGGATGGGTGTGTTAAAAGCAGTGGCATATCCTTTTGCAGGCGCGTATGTGCTCAAAGAAGCGTTCCGGGCAGCGGGGAACAAAACACATCTTAATGACAGTATGAATCAGGATAATTCAGATAATTCTGTAGACAACAGTGTAAGTGAAGAGTCCACGGAAGAATAATCGGCTGGCAAAGAAGATATCGAAGAAATCAAAGAAGGGGAATCTGAATCATGACCATCAACGAATTCATGATAATACTGTATTTGGCAATGAATATAGTTCATGAAGCTCCCAACGATCCCGTAAAAGCCCAAGAAGCGATTGCTCATGTTTTGTTAAACAGAAGCAATGTATGTAATCAAACTTCTATCGTGAATACACCCGATCATATTTCCAATGAATTGCGCAGGAATAAGCAATTCAGTTGGACTAATAAAAAATCGGACGGGGAAAGGGACGCTTTTTATGTGCTGGATTTACTGGAACCGGTATCTTTTGACTTGTTTTCTCAAGCTATGTATGCTGCGTCCAATGCTTTTGAGGAGCATAGAAAAAGGGAAGATCCTACGGGTGGGGCCTTATATTACCATGCAAGAAAATTAAAACCTCTTCCTAAATGGACTTTACAAAAAACTGCTATTCCTTATAATTTCAAAGGAGGTCATATTTTCTATTTAGGAAATAACGGAAAATTTGATTCAGAATTTTGCGAAAAGTCTTTGGTGTCCTTGAATCCGATAAAAAGGAAGGAATGTAAAAACACCCCTCCTTTAAAATGTCCTGAATGCAAGCAAGAATCTGAGCCGCGCCCTGATCCTCGAATTGAATGGATCAAAACACAACTGTATTTAATCAGTCAACAATACCGATGAGGGGAGCATGTGTACAGAAATCTGTGCAGGAACCCGTTAATTATCTAGTACAGATTTCTGTTGTGTATATTTTTTTCTTCGTTGTTTTATCGCCAGGAGTATTAATCCGGCTATTACAGGACAAATAACACCGAAAAATCTGTTGACCCATATATTTATGGACTTGACTGCGTTAAGACTTATTTGCACCCCTTCCGATAAAAATGCGTTTGTTTTATCTTGACTTTCCATTTTACGCAATACCCAGTCTGTTTTTTCCTTGAGGATTGCCTGACGCTCTTTTATAACAATCTGTTCCCGTTGCAACAGACTGCGCTCGGAAGCTGCTTGGGTAACTTTGATTTCCAAATCATGGTTTTTTTCTTTGATGTCCCGGATATCATTAGTTATATCTTTGGCAGTGCCTAGTCCGTCTTCCGCTATTTTTTTGAGGTCATTGAGAATAACAACTGTTTGCTGTAGATGGCTTTCTGCGGTTTCTTTCGGATCTTTGAGATAGTACTCCTCACATAATGGATCGTTATCGTCGCAATCAGGCACTCCACAAATACCAAGATCGCTACAGGAAAGGAATATGACACATGTGTATATTTTTAATGTATCTGATTTCATTTGCAAATGCCTCTGTTTGCGTCGATTATAATCAGTATATATCGACCTCTTTTCCGTTAAAGACAGTCCAAGCAGGTCCACTCAATGGATCGTCGTTAATATCGAGTAATGGAGTATGTTGTTCAAGATATGTTTTAATATTTTCGCCTTTATCTCCACACAATATGAGGGGCGTTCCTTCCAATGTGCATGGATCCGCGTATAAAAATCTTAATTCTATCAATTTGTCGCTCGAAAAAGCCGGTATCGTGTCGGAAGTAGTTCGTATCGGAGCATTTGTTTTTTTGATTAAATCCTCCATAGAAGCATACTCATGTGTAATCACATCTTGTAATGACTGTGAAGTTTCTATCCATTTTTGGACTACAAAAATCAATTTGTTCGAAGAAGTCAATCTGACCTGTCTCGGAAACCGTACCTGTATATATGTCAAAAATATCATCCTGCCGGTATTGGGCGCGAAAGAAAATGTACTGTCATCTGGGTCTGTCCAAGTTGTGGAATCTCCGAAATCATGAGTATTTATCCTGTTGTCAAATAATGCAACAGGCGCGTTCGCATAAGCCAGGGCCTTCACCACGTCCGGGTCAGAGGAATCCGCTTTGGCTCTCATCAATAAAGATTCTGATGCCTGAAGTGTCAATTCCACTATTTGAGAACTTATATTTTCATAAAAGAAGGGCAAGGCGCGTTCCCTTCTGTATTTCAAAAATTGATCAGTGCTTACATCAATAACATGAGTCATGTTGTGTCCTCATCTTGTGTTATGTCACCGGATAGTTACGATATCCAAAATAAATAATCTCAAATAGACTCAATCCTGTGAGGTCATCTTTTACTTCCGCTTCTATTTTTGTGGTTGTCCCTCTTCCTATTCTGATCCCATTGGGCATGAAACGACTTATCGGAATAGCGACAGTGGTGGCGTCATCTCCGCTATCTGACCAATTGGTCAATTCCCATGATTTAGCCTCTGATCCGTAAGGTTCCGTCAATCCTGACTGGGCTATAAGTTCTCCGCCCGTTCGTGCATTAGATATAATACATGAAGTCACGCCTTCGTCAATGGATCTTAAAGAGAATCCATTAACCAACGGATTCAATTTCCCAAACAAATTATGGGAAACTGATAAATCTGCTAACACTATCGCGAAATGCATTATATGAAAATCAAAATCCGGTTGAGCATCCATGTAAAATATTTGAGGAGTGACTGATCCATCGACATTCATGTTACTTCCTGCAGATCCGTAGGGCTGTGCTCCTGTAAGCGTAAGTACGCCAGAACAATATCTATGTATGTTAGGTGTTTCCGGTTCTGGTGGTGTGTTTACCACGTTTACGGATAACGGAGATTCCACACTCCCCAATGATCCCGGCTCTAAAGACAACACAGTGGAATGGCGGACTTCTATGAATATTTGTAATGAATCTGTATTCGCCATTCCTGTTGTAGAAGTATTTAATGTCAATACATTACCTGACAGTGATCCCGATAAAGAAGATTCATTGAAAATATAAATAATCTGAGAAGTTGTGATATTGGTAATTACCAATATCTTTGATATATTTATAGGCCCCGCCTCGGAAGGCCACTCATTAAAGGTGACCGTCTTTGCAGAAACATCAAATGTATAATCTTCCAGCAAATATTTCATTATGACCCCAAAGCTATAATCAATGCTATTTCTTTGTCTTTCGGTCTATTCCTGCCGACTTTCGCTACCCACCTGGAAAAACCGCCTTGTCCTGTCGTAAGTATGGTGACATCATTTGCTGTATGAGGGTACCACGGTACAAATTCATAATATGTCGCAGTCTCTTTCACATAGCAAACTTCGTGAGCCCTCCCGGTACTTTTTGCTTCGGACACAGTGTCAACTATAAAATCTCTAATATGTCTTTGTGACTGCATCGCATTTCCCTTATTAGTCTCACTGTATCCAACCGGCGTGTCGCGCCACTCGGTTCACTGTATCCGACCAAAGTGGCGCGACACTTGGGATTATACTTCCTCAGCAACCTCCACCTCGAAAGAATCCCCTGGATCCAGGGCAAAGGTAAAATGAAACGTTGTGGAAGAGTCCCAAATTACCTCACTGCCTTTCGTCAACTGTTCCCCATTAACCCGGATACGGGAACGATTGTCATTGTTAAATGACGTGGCATTGGCCCCCAAAGAGGTAATAGTGTCCCCTGTCACTGTAGACGCGCCTGTGGCGGCTCCGTCGCCAGTGGACAATGTGATAACTTCATCTTCATCGTAGAAGGATGTCACCAGATATTTACGAACCAAAGGCTCAGGAAGGGACGCCACCACCTCTTGCTCTACAGGCATACCTTGTTTCATGCCGTCCGGGGTATGTCGCTCCGCGTACAGTCGAGGATAACTGATTTCGATATCGCCGGTAATGGATACAAGTGTATACGTCCCGTCCGCTGCCACCGATACAAAGGAAGCCTGTACGTTTTCGGAACTGACAGCTGCAATAGCATCCCCATCAGTAACAGAAGAAGCCGCCTGGAATAAAGCATACACTCTTCGGCCATCTGCATCTACAAGAGGATCATGAGAGGCTGCATCTCTCAATTCGCACAAATTCACACACTGACTCAGTGAATTATACGTTGCGGAAGTCGCAGCTGTTCCTACAGCACCAACAAGCTGGGCAGCCACAACACCACCGTCTGTTCGATCAGAATCGACTCCCAGAGCTATGTTTCCTGTCACATGAGAAGAATCAAGCAAAGTATATTGGCCATTTACCGTGATAGCTCCTTCCACATAGGCCCCTGGTTTGACTTCAGTACGGTCAAGATATTCCTTTAAAGAATTATACAGACCACCGCCTTGAGCATCCCCAGCTCTGCTCGTATCTACGTGACGCGCGTTTTGCAACATGGTTATCTCCTTATGATGTTACTTTGATGTAGTCTCCGGGGTCTACGTCGAACCCGAATATAAAAGAATACATAGAGGTCCAAAGAACGGCCTCGCCTTTAATCAAATTGGACCCATTTAAATAAAATTGCACTGCTTCATCTTCTAAAAATACTTGTGCGGCTGGTCTAAGGTTGCCTATGTCCCTTTCAAAAGTATAGCACAGCCCTCCTGAATTAACAAAGAACTCGGCCCCAGACAGACATGATTTAGACACATATAAAATTGAAGTTCTGGTAGGGCCTGTCCCTACTTGAATTCCGGGCCAAGTGCCTACTTTTACTGCAATGGTTTGTTGTTTTATTAATGCGTTTATCTTGTTTTGTTTAAGAAGCGCATTGATTCTTTGTTCCGATACCGCCGCCTTGATCCGGTTCGCAGCAATGGTAGCATTGATAACAGGATGAGAGACGGAGGCTTTGACCGTAGGGTTCGATACCTTCGCCTTGACAATCGGATTAGAAACAACGGCCTGGATGCATTCACAGCTACTCATGGCGTGTATGTACTCATATGGGTTGTATGGTCATATACCTCAACTGTTTCTTCCTCTCCGATTGTGGGGAGGACTGTTTTTACTTTGCCCGCTGTAGATATAAATTGAAAATCGTAATAATACTCACCAGGTTCTACCAGAGCCGTTTTTTCTGCCGGGATTTCCAAAGTCAGCAATCCCGTAGGATCGATTAAATCATCGTCGTCTCTATACGCGGTATGTTGAAGAACGCCTGGATCAGGATCTGTCTGACTTGTTTTAAGAGTAAAGGTCAAAGCCCCATTAGCGGGAATGGGCTGATCATTTTCATCTACTAATTGCAAAGTATAATCAATAGAATCTCCTTTCCTGATCGGATCTATTTCTGCTGCCATTACACCACCCCCATGGATACGGATAGTTCCCCGGCTAAAGGCGCGTCATATGTAACTTTTGCTACATCTCCGCCGAATGTATCTATTACCAAGGCCGCTGCTTGATACCAACCATTACTGTCGGCCCCTGGTAACGCCGTCAACGTGGTACTTGCAACAGGAACCCATAAGCCGTTATTAGACTTGATCCAGATTTTGGCATTTACCTGGGACTGACTGGTGAAATAGGCAGCAACAATAATTTTCGACCGTCTTCTTACCGATACTTCAGCACTTTCACCTCCAGAAGACGAAAATGAAGGTACTTCAGGGAACTCCAGCGGAGCAAAACACGTTGTAGTTGACTGGAGATAATCAGCATCGTAACCACGCAGACACGCAACAGGAACCGGATCACCGGAATCAGCATCTTTTACATTAATGTGATCCTCAGCCAAGGAACCGGTTATTGATGCTTGATATGCTGTAGTAGGATTCCATTCTGTATATAAAGTGTCTGCTATTTGCATTATTCACTCAGCCTCTCAAACGTCTTTGGGGTGATAAGATTGTTAGTAAAGAGTAGGTTAATCCCTGCCTTACACTTCTTAGTCGTAGGATTAACCTTCTTCAAGCCATTTACGTAGTTGACGAATTCATCAACGTCTGGATTATCTGAAGAATCCACTACCTTCCACTCACGGTCTGTTAACTGACCCCAAAAGTCGTCGGGAGTCATGTTCTTAGGTCTGCCAGGTTCTCCTCTAAAACTCATAAAGTTACCCTGAATTACCTCACCAACCCGACCAACCACATTATTCAATCTGTATTCACTAAGACATGGATCGAATTCTTCTGCTGACTTTCCGATACGGCCAGACTTCGTGTGAGTGACTATGGTAACTATCTTACCTTTGTTCTTTATTACAGCAATGCAGCCTCCCTGCTCTATAACCCTTCTGAACTCGTCTGCTCTATAAGGGTGCTTAAGCAGTTCTATGCCATTAACCACTGGATTCTCCGCATCAAGAAGTTCCAGGGATATGTCTGCTTCCACCTCCGCAATGATCTGCTCTGTATTCACCACGGCTACCATATCCTCAAGTGTTTTCTTTGATGCTCTGAACTTACTCTTCAACTTATCTGCTATCATGGTGTGTCCTGTACGCAAAGGTTCTTAACTTCTTTATACAACCGAACTACATAAGGTGAACTATCTAATGTATGTATAGTTGTGTCCGTGTCCTCATCAAAAACACTGGATGTATCATATACCTCCAATTCAAAGGGCTGACTTCTAACTACAGACCAAGTATTGGTGGCTATATCATAGCCGACAACCACATGTTTCATTGCAGGGTCATTTAGGTTGCCTTGATCTATACATATCAAAGACAGGGCTGTATCGTAATAGATATGATATTTGATATAGCCTTCATAATCTGACGAGTAATCCGGAATGGTAGTGTTATCCCATGTATTTGCTACTGTATCATATATCAGACCCTTTATATCACCGGTGGTAGTACCTGTTCTATAGAACGCATATAGTTTAGTGCCTACACCGACTGTGCCCGCATTAATAATAGAAACTGGAAGATCGGCCTTTTGAACGTATGCCGCAGAATTCGGAGTTGTGTAATCATCTAAGCTCCTATCATACTCATAAACAGATACACCTGAATTCTGACCTCCAAATATATAAGCCTTTCCGTTACAGAAACCTGCTGATCCTTTATACCCTTGATTTAACACTCCGGGAATGACAGTGGCCATCTCTTTATTAGTACCTGTAGACAGATTTACTTCAATAGCTCTGCTGTAATACCTGTCGAAGATCATATACTGTGTGTCGCTAATCTTACAACCTGCTGTATAGTAAACATTGTTTACTAAATCCGTCAAGCGAACACTTTCTCCTGTAGGAAGGTGTATCCTATACACGTACTTGTATTGTGACTCACCTCCTATAACATACAGGTAATTATTATATATTGCAAGGAGAGGGTAATCCCTATATGGTGTGTCTCCTGATTTAAATATAGTTTCACTCCCATAACCTTTGGCTACGCTTGTAAACCCTGCAGGTACTGTACCTAAGACTTCCTTAACTTCTAACGGAAATTCAGGTGTCTCTGTTAGGTCTGCTATAAACTGACACTGCCACACAAAAGTGCCTCCAGACACCATCGCAACTGTACGGTAACTATCTGTAGATGGACTGGGTGTATATCTTGCAATATAACAGTAAGATGGACCCCCATCAATAATTACATAACAGATGTCACCTTCCCTTACTGCAACATTCGATCCATCACTGAATATATCAGTGTGGCTCACGTCCTCTAAAGAGTCTGTACCCCCTGATAGGGAATCACAACTTATTATGCTGTTCTTAATCATGTCTTTGTAATCCTCACGGGGTTGTCTTTTCTCATAATAAAGTGGGATAAAGACGAGTCTTTATTAAAGTAACCAAAGGGGCATACCATTCCGAAGTCCTTATAATATAGAGGAATGCCGCCTTCTTCAGGACTCTCAGTGTAAGGATAAGAAGACCATGTGTTACTTACTATGTCGTAAATATGTGTCTGGTTATCTAAACCTGGGAGAATCAACTGACGTGTCTTTTGATCTATCCAACCCATATGCATCCACCATAAATCGGCTGGACTTGTTGCAAGATCTTCCCAACTGTCAGTATCTATTGAATACCTCATAGTATGACAATCAGGCTTTTCACTAACATAATATATCTGATTGTACTCAAAATCAGGACACATACAACCATCTTTGGGAGCAAAAGGAAAGTCGGCTAATTTATAAACCTCTCCTGTTAAAATATTAACCTTCCCAAATCCTACATCTGGTGGGTACCTACACACATACATCCACTTCCCTATGCGCAAAGCCATGCGAGGAGTGGACTCACTACCAAACACGTCTGCCCAGCTTGTTGCAGGTGACACAAAGACAAACGGAATGTGAGACACGACACCTTCGTCTATTAAAAATCTTGAAAGTAATGCAAGATCATCTATGTCAGTTATCATGTTTTCTGATCCACCTTCTGGACTCTCAATGCAGTGAGTTGGACAGCCCCAGAACCCGTGTGTATTGGTTATGGCTGTATATGTGTACGTATTGGATACCAAATCCCAACGGTGATAATCTCCCTCAGTCACTACATGAAGTATGTTACCAAGAAGAGCACAACCATAATAACCAGCTTCTGTCCCATCATAATATACATCCCAACTCATGAACGGTAACTCAGAATATGGTATTACGGCTCCTGTAAACCCACCGGGTGGAATCTCAGAACCGCTTAAAATATTGAACTGAGTTCCGGATGGTACATCTATGGTGTCTTTAGTAAATCCACAGCAAGACCAATAAAAGTCTCCAGGATTGTTATTAGGAACTAAAATGAGAATACCACTGTCAGACTGACCTGCAGCTGACTTAAGAATGTAGAATGCTGTCTTTCCTGTTGCGTCTGCAACCACAGCCCTATCTCCTACTTCCAATGGAACATTAGACCCGTCTCCATAATAATCAAGAGGATCTATGTTCTTTAATGAAGAGTCATTACCGTCAAGTGTATCACAGAATAATAATCTCATGGGCGTTCCTTCTTATAAACAGAGTATGGGCTTACACTAATAAGTTTATAACCATCAATCTCTTCGTCATCCAGGAAGAAATTAACACCTTCTCCTAAATACACCGACATAGAATAACCTACAGCCCTATAAAGGATGTTCATATCAGTTAACAATCCTGTATCCCCTGTAAGAGGGTCATAGTAAACATAGTCCTCATTATATGGAGAGTATAACCTGCCTGAGATAGGGTCCCAGAACAGTGCGGAAGGATGGTTATATGGTCTTGTGATTGTATTGAAGGCTGTAATGGAGTGCTTTAAAGTAAAGGATCCATCTGAGGAATCTAAAGTGTAAACTCCATTCCCATAGAGGCATACCAAGAACTTCCCAGGATTGTGTGGATCGGGTGCCCAGGAACATGGTTGTGCTGGACATACTCCCTTATGTGTCCAAGTATCTCCAGTTATGTCATATTCATAGATGTCATATGCTAAAGAAGAATATCTATTGATGTAATATAACTTATTGTTCTCCTGAGATGCATCTATCATAAAGTTCTGATTCATTGCTACTGGATACGCTGCCTTAGCTGCATAACTCATGGTGGTAGTAGCTACATCAAACAAATGATGGTTACCTGCTGTGTCTATGATATGAATCTTATCCTCTGACTTGGAGTAACAACGTCCGTGCTCGCCAAGGGATGACGTGCTGTCTGTCATAGTACCCACTAAATGAACGGCTGATGTTAGGTTATTTAGGTCTATCTCAATTATATTCTCAGATGTGACCCATACCTTACCGCTAACGTGTTCACATGACAACCCAGAATAATATGCGAACTCTTGCAAGTACGTGATGGTATATGCCAAAGGAGGTACTGAAGCTGAAGACCAACCTGATGGAATTGAACCACCGAACTTGCCGGTGGTTTCCAGTGAATTAGGTACTGCTCCATCAAAGAACCCATGAGAAACTTTATCCCATTGTATCTTACCATCATCTGATGATAAGCTTTCTGGCAAGGACTCGGTTGGAGAATCCGTTACTTGGGCTTGAAAAAACGCGCAATCGTCCCGGTTAACATCTCCGATCAAATGTACATAATCTCCATTTGAAACAGACCTTAACGGATGGGGTTGTTTAATAGCTCTTAATTCTGCCAAAGAGCGCACTGTGTATATAGCAGTAGACATGATCACCTCATTTTCATCAGCACTTTTATTGTATATATTCTACTATTTTTGAACTTATTGGTCTACCATTTAATTAAATCAGGATCTTATAAAAAGGTTTATGTACAAAAATCAACCAAAGATTCTCCAGGTTGTTGGACTCTCATTATCGGAAAAGTACGCTCGCTCTCATCGAACAAAGCTCTAAATTGAAACGTCAAAGACTTCCATGAATTGGATATTAAAAGAAGTTTACTGGAAATTGATAATTCCACCGCAGGAAACTGTACGCATATAGCCGGGCCGTCGTATACATCGGGTACGAATTTCAAAGCTCGGACCACGGGAGTCAATTCGGACGTATATAATGGTTCTGTTCCTGCATCCGTATTATCCCCTAACCACCATATTTTTTGAAGCATATTCCGTGTCATTGATTCACACACAAAAGCTCCATTAAAGGAAGCACTGGTGATTATCCCTTTGGTGGAAGGCAAACGGATAAGCCGCCCGTTCGAGTCAGTATAGTATTGATTGAAAAACTTCTGAACCACGTCCATTCCTATTTCCAAATCCATAGAATATCCGAGATCTTCATATGAACCGGAGTCAAATTGTTCTTTAAGGTGGACAACTCCCCCACCAAGGGATAATGTATCTATCATTTTGTTACCTTAAATTCAAAAGCCAGACAGATTCCGCTTACATCCACAGACACAGTAGCCCCAGAACAAGTAGCCTGTTGACCAAGAGCCGCGAAACCGTGACGTGTAAATTTGTAATTGGTTCCTTGCGGTAGTTGGATGCCCAAAGCCATCATGGCTTTAATGTTTCCGTGATCCACCGAAGGCCACAGGACATTCTGATCACCTTCTGTCACCATCTGTCCATTTTCGTACAGCACGGACCACGCTTTTATGTTGGGGAATGATGGAACGGGTATTACGGACGTTATGGTCTCCATTATTTAATCTCCTGTCTATTGTGGATATGGCATCTAAAGAAGACGATAATTGTTTTATGATCCATGCTCTATCTCCTGCTCCTTTTTCAATATAAGACATAGTATCTGATAAAGTTTTTTGGAATTGTTTTACCATTCCGGTACTTAAAGGAACAATGGCTTCTATGAGTTCGGGAGGTAGATGTTTCAAAGATTCCAAATTTACTTTGATTGAAGGTCTCTCTTCCTTTACCGCGATACGTTTTGTTGTTTTGTTTTCTCTAGGCATAATCAATTAAGTATTAAGGTATCACCTAAACTATCTCCGATGTTTAAAGGATAAGACAAAGGCTGGGGTCCGTTATGTTGGATATCAGTCAGGTCAAACATTTGGATCTGTAGTCCAGATGTTCCATATTTATTAGTGAAATATGTACTTTCCGTCAATTCCATTTTATCCCCATATCCAAGTCGAGGACCAGCACTAAATTCTATCCAAGATGTCCTGCAACTAAAAATAGCCATTGATCCATCTTCTGTAATGGTCAAGTTAGGACAAAGTGGATGCACCCCATCAAAAGATATTTGATACGGGTTGTACATAGTCTGTTCTCCTTCGTATTGTACTATTTCTTGAAAAGTCTCAATCGGCTGTAACGGATCTGCGTCCAGTTCTTTTGCAGTGATTGTTATTTCCGTATCTTCATCGGGATGGGCAGGACCAAATATGAAATGAATGGACCCAGCATCATAGTTAATCTCTGAGGAAGCCAATATCGTATCGAACCCGTCTATTTGTTCGGGAATTTCATAAAATACACCGTTCCCGTCATCTTCCAAATAAAAATCTGTGCCGTTAACAGTACAATATACCTTGACCTCTTCCGGTAAAATACGTCCTTCGAATTGCACTGTATATTCCTGACCTCCGTGGGATTCATATACCTTTTCTTTGTAAAAGTATACACTGCTGTCGTTTGAAGAGTAGTCAGGAGGAGAGGCTTTCAATTTCCATCTGGCTATTACTATCCCATTCGGATCTATTATCGCTGCCCAAAATTCTGTCTTAAACCACCAATACAATTCTTTTACCCATTTACCTCCTTCTTCCTCTGGCTCATTCCATTCTCTAGCCGTCGTGTTCAACATTTTAGGCATTGTATAAGTAACAGCTGTGTATCCAGAAACTGTGTAAAATACACTGCCTACCATTATATTTTGCCAAGGATTAAGGGTGGGGCCTTGTTGTAATCGAGAAGCCCTATCTATAAAAGTGAGTCCTATCCTCAATTCACAATCCCCAGGTGCTCCGTTATAAGGGAATTCTGGCTCATTTTCATCTTTTCCCAATAAAGGGGATTCCCTGAAATAATCTCTATTGCCGGGATCTGGAATAGGGATAGGCCTGGTGGATCCCTGTACACCTTCTAAAATGACCCTGATATCTTTCCGATCAATGGGACTCACGTTGGTCCTAATATCCCTTTGTATCCAAAATTCAATAGAATTCCCTGCGTCAACAGGCCGAATAAATGCCCCTGTTGACAGCAGAGATCTTCCGTATTCATGGGGATAGTCAGTATTTACATATTCAGAACCGCGATGAACTGTCCCCTCTTCGTCACGGTATATATTGTCTAATTTCCAATCGTAAGCATAGAAATCTTTTATTCTTACAGGTAAATATTCCCCTAACAATAAAAAACTACCCTCAAACACAGGACGAAGTATACCTGATAAATAACAAGTTTCTTGAGGAGCAGTACACATTGCACGGATGCCAGAACCACGGTACCTGACCACAGGATACCATTCAGGATTATCTGTTTTCCACACGTAAGGAGGCTCTTGATAATCAATTTTATATGATTCGTATTCTTCCGGGCCATCCTCCTCTTGGGTCATCACAACAGCACAGCCATACCAAGTACCGGAATCAGATCTAGCGAATCCGAAACCTGCCTGATAATATTTAACAGACACAAGAGCGTCATAATGAACCTCACTGGCCTTCCAAGCTTCCCATAAAGCGTCCACCGCGTAAGCATTTTCCGGCTCTCCTTCGGGCACTTCAAATCCCGATGCAGATGCCAGTGTCTCCGTCATAATTTCGTATGGAATTCCCGCTGTAGCCAGCCTGTCCTCCGCAGTTTCCCCTGTAAAAGGATCTGTATGGGCTATGAATTCATATTCTGCCATTTTTTCTGCATAGGATTGACATACAGCTCCAAGCTCTCCATTCCATTCTACTTTATCAACAATTTGTATACAATATCTGTCATGATTAAGATGCTGGAGGAACCGATTGTCCAGGTCCACAGTGTCCAGTACAAGATTATCACAGGGAATATTTTTATCGAACCCGTCAATCCAACGTATGCCCCTGTTTCCTTCCGTTCCTAAAAAAGACGGAAAGTCCCAAGCTGGACTGTCGAATAATTCCCAATCCGTGCCTTCAATTGCCGCTACCAATGCATCCTTAGTGAAAAAACAAACATCTCCTGCTGTAGCTACTCCCCCAAGTTTGGCCCCGGCCCCCATGGTTCCCTCATAATTATATCCGTAATGAGATATTGATACGAAATCGTCTGCAAAAAAATCTACAAAATAGTCTTCTTGGGTGCTGTTTATGAAGGGCATACAATTCCATAACTGGACATCCTGGGGAATTGCGTGTTTACGGACTCCATCTTCATAAGACCACCGAGAAGGCATGCAATTGGACTTGTAATCTTTTACTTGTATCCATTCCACATTACCTACTATTTCTATAATGCATTGGTTATTTATGGAAGTTCCAAGGTATTGAACGTAGGATAGGGCCTTGTCATCGTAATTGGGTTTCAATAAATAGTACCCGGAAGGAGCTGCCATGACAAAACCACCTTCGGGATCACATGGATATTCTTCTTCGCTGGGAGAAGGGGCAACAGATACAATACTGATTTGATTAGATGGAGAGGCCGGTGACGGGGAATCTTCTGACAAATTAAACCCGGAAGGACTCGATGGCAATGCGCCGCAGGATATATTGCTGTTATAAGGGGAACCTTTCGATGCGCTTTCCCCGGAGTCCAGTTCCCCCACTTCGATAATATCCAGCGTAGAATTCACGGGAGCAGAAGGAGTTATAGAAACCCGGTTTCCTCTTCTGGAAGCACTGATTCCATTCTGTTCAGAGGTTGAAGATATTTTATATGTTTTAATATCCGTCATTATCTCGTTACTTTTCTGTGTCCGCTGTTTAATGTATAAATGGACGATCCTGTTTTTAATTTTTTGGGGTTCACCGTTTTATTCACAGATAAAACAGATAACCTCCCTCTGGACCCTCTGACTATTCCTATACCAGCTCCCTTATTGAATGTTTTTATAGTAGAAGTCCGTCTCATTTTTTTACACCAATTGGCACATGGCTACCGAAATTTCAGGAACGGAACTCCCTTCCCAGTCCATGGTTAATCCGGTTATCCGGAAGGATCGAATCGCCATAGCATCCTCAAGCATGGAATAATGCTGATCAATAGACTCCCTATCCTCTCCGATAATCATACCGGAATTAGGAGAAGAATCAAATGAAAATCTAACCGATCCTCCTAATGCTCCCCTAACGTCCAAGTGACGAGAAGTAAAGGAGGCGTAATATGCAGATTTAGGATCCAGAACGTAATGATTTTTAAGATATTCCTCCAATTCTTCTAAAGTCAAAGATTCCACAGTCACATACAAAGTTCCCGTCGCGTATTCTTGATACGCTTCACCGTCTGATGGACCTGCCTCCACAGGAGGATTGGAAATAAGTAATTTATTACGAAGAACCTGATTACCTTCGGATGACGCTGAAACAGAAGTAGGACTAGGACCGGAAATCTGAGCTGAGACCATTTGGACAGAAACATCTGTAACGGACGTTTCCAATAAATTCTCAGCTTCCTCCCCGCCTCTGTATTTGGATACTACTGAAAATGTCATTTCAGAGGACAATTGATCAGATACTGGACTAATAATTCGATAAGTCTCTGTGACTGTGAATTCTTCTCCGTTCTGTACCACTTTTCGGGATCGTTCTCCGGTCAGATACCCTTCTTCCGAATACATAAACACTTCAGTCAAAGTAGTAGTCACTTCATCTCCTTCGGGAACCCCTCCTGGAAAATGGTATTCAACTCCATTGATAGTGAAATAATTTTCCTGGACGGATCTTTCCACGGACACAACTTCCCGGCCCAATACCTGGATTCCGTCAGTAGTAAGTAAATATTCAGGGTGATGGTCTTCGTCTATTTTGACGCATCCCAAGTCCCTAGATATTTGTTGACGTGTGCCTGTTTGAGACTTGCTGAATAAATGATTGCCGGAAGGTTCAGAAAACCAAGGAACTGCTGATTTTTCATAAGGAGGCCCTGTCATATATTTGTATTTTGTAGTAGTCTCGACTTCTGATGACTTGCCTTTGGTAAGATATACAGAATAAGAATCGCTGCCAGGATTAAGTCCTCCCCAATGATTGGCTATTTCAATAAGCGTGCTTTGGGACATAGACGCTGTTTCTTGTTGAGAAAGCAACAAACCCCCCAACGTGATTTTTTCTCCATTCAAAGTAGCGGAGATTTCTGTTACATCAGAATCCTCTTCTTCTATCGTAGATCCAGTGGAAGTATCATATGACTCTGTTTTAATCCCAAATTCTTCGAGATGTTCCTCAGAGCGGAAAACCGCAGTCTCCGATTCTTCAATGTGTAATTTCTCCGGTAAATCCACATATACCTTTCTCACTGTCAAGTCAATGGGTTTTACATCCGAAATACTGACAGTTGCTCCGCTGGAGCTGTCGAGGGGGGATGTAATGATTATATCTCCTGTAAATATATTCACATAAAAAGATAAGGACTGTCCCCATAAATCATTAGGGGTAAACATTCCCAATAATTCAGATAACTGTTCTATCAAAGAGCCATTAAGCGCAATGGCCGGATTGGCTTCCGTAACTACAGGATAATTAGATAATTGTCCCACATCCAGTCGTATATTCCATCCCGTTTTTGCTAACAGAGAATATACCGCTGTACCGAACGTTTCTGCAGTAATAACATCCATATCCTCTATGTCTTCATAATCATCCTGTATTACAGACAAGGAAGGAGTTATAACAGAGGGCAAGTGGGATTTACTGATCTCACGGACGGACAAAGGAACACCCTTTAAAAGCATACTTTTTTCATCATTTACCTGCGATTCTTCCACCCACAGATCGAGATCCACATACACATATTCGTTGACTTTTTGTTGGGTGAGAGGAACACTTGTCCTTATCACTCTTACATCCTGTGTGTATTGAGTGAAAGGAATAGTCCCACTCCAAGTAGGAGCAGAATTTGGCAATACCTGTAAACTTAAAGAATCAAATAAAGCGCTCATATGTTTGTTACCGCAGGCCCTCCCGTGGTAGTCATAATCCATGTTCTGGGTTTAGCCGATTCTGGATCTTCTATCAAAACAGGATCTGATTGCATAAAATATTGATATCTTCTTTTGTAAAATTGACTGTATCCGGGCTGAGGAGCATTCGGATAAAATTCATCGGGATGCTTAGTCATCCCCACCTCTTCGTCTCTGGCAGTCAATCTGGGCGTGTCATTCATAGGTTGGTACGCCACCTCTTCGTCAATCGGCAGAAGAGTCGATTCATCCAAGATCACCATAGTAGTAACCCGGCCATCTCCGTAACGATTCCACCGTTCCGCTTGATGTCTTCGAAATTCACCGTACAACCTACGGTGAAAAAAAGAAGGCCGGCTGGAAGAATTCTTGTATACCAAAACTGTCCATTTTCCTTCTACATGATGATCTTTGACAATGGCCAAGGCCCCCGGAATTTCTTCGTAACCGGTTCCGTCCAACCGTACTGCCATACCCATACAAGTGCCCGCCCTCGTTTTATGGACTCCAGACCAGTTCAGCCATGCGTGTGTGTCTGTGATTTCTTGTATCAAAATATCGCCTACAGAGTGTCCCGCCCACGGTAACTCCACTATCAACTCACTACTTGATGAGGACAAAGCATTGACCTTGTACAGTTTCACTGAACTGAATTTGTAACCATATTTATCGTCCTGATAACCATGTTCCAGGGGGGTACCTATACCTCTGGTAGCATGAAATTGAGCCCAATTACATGAAGTTTCTGCTTTCTTTTGCGTTAATAGATAGTAAGTTCCATCTCTTTCTGTTAAATGCAAAATCACCTCGTCATCCGGCACGGCTTCTGGGACTGGTATCTTCCTCAAGTACTGAAGATTATAATCAAATACCAAGATATCCCTTACTTCATATGTATTGGGTTTCTGTTCGTAGTTCTCCAGGGTTTCCGTTTTATGCTGAATAAAACGGTTATTTTCATCCGTTCCCGGTTCCTCCCAAGAATACCCATAAGGCTGCACATGATTCTCCATTGTCATAATGTAATCATAATGATTCCAAGGGGTATAGTCCCTTGTATCCAATAACATCACATTATTGTCATCTGGCATCCATCCTCTCAAGTCAGGAGGACCAAAAGTGTAACTCGGAGAAGAATCATAAGGATGATAAGCAATGTATAAATCCGGATAATCAGACAAAGCAGCTGATGAATTATCAACCGAAGGCATATCTGGCTCTGTTAAAAATTCATTAAGCTTATATGTATATCCATCGTCAGGAAGTCTCACCCAAGGAGAAGATTGATTCATCACAAACGTCCTCATGCTTGTGTGAAAAAAATCAGGTCTTCCCAATGCCCGTATCACATATAATTTTTTCTCAGTTGGAGAATGTCCAAAATATCTACATGTGACATACGGATCATATTCCTTTGTTGTATTATTTTTCAAAAATCCAGGAATGATGACTGATTTAATAGGATCTTCATTAGGTCTGTTATATTTATGAAGAACTCCCCCTATCGGATAAGACACACATGCTGATTTATAAGGCTCGAACTCGAATCCTAATTGATCCGGGTAAAGACGGGAACCTATATTGTCATGTCGATTAAACAAATAACCTGTCTCAGGCCCTCTAGTCATATACCAGTCGTAGTATCCATGTATATCCCCGTCGATGTCTTGCATTTCTTGATAGCCGGACATCCATGTACGGCCTTCTGGTAGCCGAAATAAACCAAATAGTGCTTGATTATCATTGTCGGAGATAAACTGAATCGGTTGAGGGAAATTCTCATCATTGAAATAATCAAAAACACCCCGCGCCGGATCGAAATCATCATAGTATTTAGGTAATTTTGGCCTCCAACACAACGCTGGATTATGATATAATGCATCTCCTCCCCATTCTTCATATCCCGGTTCCGGGGTATAATATCCTGCTATTCCTTCTCTTGGATAAAGAAATCCCTTTCCGGTGGGATAACCGATCCCTATTTCCCAATAACGTACCCCATAAGGATATGTGCCTGTTTGCCCCGTTGGGTGAGATCTGTTATTGTCTCCTGCTCTGTTCTCAGAAAACATGTCAGCTGCTTCTACCAATGAGGAATTAGTAATCAGCACTATGTTCTCTGTATATCCTGCCGGACTGAGAATGGGATCTGACAAAATCCCCCTGTCAGTAATTAATTCTGGATCTGACAAAATCCCCATGTCAGTAATTAATTCTGGATCTGACACCAACGGAGTAGACTGGCCGAAATACCTCAGTATGGGCTCGCTGATTATAAAATCAAAATAACCGTACGGTAGCAATGAAGGCTCCGAACTGATCGCTGCTATCTCTCCGCCCATGCTGACACACAAAAAAGAGGTATGGGGTATGTCTGTGTAAAATTCTGCCTTACTGTTTAGATCCCTGTCTAAGATCTGGATTCTGTTATGGGGCTTTGTATAGTCTCCGGGAGTACGCAATACTTCGGAAGTGGTATCCCAAGGATAATGCCAAGTAGAATTATAACCATACTCCTGTCGAGGCTCATGTACTGTCGAGGCCAGCATTTGGTCTGTCAGCCATACAATATGGTCTTCTACCAAATGGAACAGTCCGTTGAACGAGGTTTCGGAAGCGGCCAAATTCATAATACCTGTCCCTGCAAACCATGACTGTCCAGACCTGTTTACTGTGGACAATACCTGTACGTATGGGTACGGATTCTCCCCCAAGGGAAGTTGCTCATAATCATATTGGACATCTTCTCCTTCCAGCCGATACTTCGGCAATATACAGGGCAACACTGCTTGTTTTTCAAATGAAAAATCCAACCTCATCAAAGTCATACATTTTACTTTAGGGCCTTCTATGTCGTGGATACTGTCATTTGTGAATTTAGGTAAATGACCGTCAAAAGTCGTTCTCCAATAGAAGTCCATAATGACTATGCCTAATTGATCATTCGCTTTGATACCTGCAGCAGCGGACGCATTCACACACTTATTCGCAGATATGGGCCACCTTGTGTCGGGATCAATTTCTGTAAATAAAGTTTTTGAAGACCGCCTTTGGGGATCTTCCTCATCAACATGTTCATTTTCCCACGGCCATGCGCCTCTATGTTTCACTGTTCCGAAAACCAACCGAGTCTCGGATGACACCAAATGAGGAGCTGTGACCTGTCTTGTGTTAATTACCCTCTCGGAGGTAACGTGAGAAGTTTTCATTAAAGCGTTTTCATTTACCAAACGCTGGTCGGGCACATAAAACAAATCATCCAATTCAAAATCACCGTCTTTGGCGGCTTTAAAATGCAAAGGATGACCGTAATATAAAGGTTCTGTTTCATGATATGGCATTTCATGTTGAGCTTCAGAAACTCTGACGGGCCATATTGGATTGTATATCCTATGGACATCATTTTCCAAATTGTAATAAGAAGGAAATAAATTCCGTTCGTCTGCCGCCCTGATACCTTCTGGAAAATGATATGCACTATTATATCCATACATTCTATGGAATGGAGCAACCTTGTGACTGGGTAATCTTAATTCTATACGTACTTCCGTCAATACAGGATCGGACACTATTCCGTAGGAATGAGGCAGCAACACAGGACTGGATTCTACAGACCGGACATCCGTTAAAACAGGATCAGTGACTATCCATTCGTCATGTACCAAAGAAGGAGAAGAAGAAAGCCCGGCACGGCCTATAGGATAATCTAATACGGGTTTCGATTGCAAAGTAGTGCCTTCCTGAAAAAATACAGGAACCGAAGACACAAAAGTAGTGGAATGTTCTGTGTAAAATTCAGGATCGGATTCAATAGCATAAATGGTATCCAATACAGGAACAGAACGAAGTAATGCACCCTCGAAAAGTAACGGATTGGAAGAAAGAAAAGAAATAGAAGGTTCCAATTCAGGAGCAGATTCAAGGATTCTGTCTGTGTGAAATTCAGGATTGGACTCCACAAACGTTTCCCACGTCATTTCAACAATGGTATGGTCTTCTATCCTTCTGCGTTCAATATTGAATCTATTTCCGCCATTGTGATTAGCAGATACCCATCTTAATAACCAATATGTTTCATTGTCGGAAGTTATTGTGATTACGTCTGCAAAAACATCAAGCCCTAAAATTTCCCGAAATAGGACATCTCCTTCATTGTTCAAAACCCTGACTAAACCCTGAACTGGATCTATGATAATTACTTTTGAATTATCAGGAGTGGTGGTGGATAAACTGTTACCTGTAACTGGTCCTGAATGCGACCGGGACGTTGTGCCTTTGTTACTTTCGATTTTCGGTAGTGGCCCATGTACCCGTCCATAATCTATGTCATTCTCAAATCTCCAGGGGTTTCCTATAACCTGCGAAACCTTTAAAAGCTCCATACCGGTAAAATGCCGATGAAACAGACACTTGAGGTATGGAGCTGAATTGACATCCCAATCATCGTAATCCTTTACATCAGGATCAGATTTCAGCAAATTATATGCATCTAAATCCGGGGTAGAGTCAACAGCTTCTCTACCAGTCCTGACAATGACTGGATTACTCTCAACCAAAGTCAGACCTTCTCCTTCCCAAAACACGGGATCGGAAGGCAGATAAGAGCGCGCTCTGCTGTCTCCAGTTTGAAATAGTAATACAGCCAAAATGACCTCCTATACGGCCCAAACTTCCCCGATATCTTGTACACCGGTCGGAGGCCTGTGTAAAGTGATGTTAGCAGGAGTGGAACCAGCGTCCGCAGGATTAACTTTATTTCCACCTGTTCCGGGAGTGAGCGTAGTCCAAGAAGGAGTTCCATCAGAACCTCCGTCTTCATTATCATTCACTTCCCAGGTAATGATGGGGGCTGCACCTGGATAGTTGAATTCTATCATAAATACAGCAAATAAATCAGAAGGAATAGCCGCATCGGAAGGAATTTCCCAACACAAATTAAACATCACGCTTTCTCCGGCTGCAAGGGCGGCTGCAGACAAGTTCACATAACTGGTAGCTCCCTTTAACCGATTTATTGTGGCACCACCCGGAGTCGCGGATGCTGGTTTCCAAGAAGCAACAGGAGCACCGTCTGTAGTGGCCACAGCACTTATCATGGATTTATTACCATTACCTACAGTACCGCCGAATACTTCATGATCTGTAGTAGCGAAATTGTAATCATCATACGCCATTAATTTAGGTATGTCACTGGTAGCTTCCGAAAATGTCACCTTGATTACATTTTGGGCGGCGGAATCGTTCCCGGCCCCTACGATTTTGGTTGGGATTGTCATTTCTATCTCCTTAGTTTGAAGACGGTATTTTTAAACCATCTCTCATTAAAATCCGAAGACCCATGAATTCGTAAAATTGTTTCTCCGTTATTTTTTCCCGGAAAACGTCATGCAACTGATCATATTGAACGTCATGATCTATACATAACTGGATGTCCAGTTCGGCTTTTTCAAAAACCTTTTCAAGATCAGTCAATTTTTTTCTGATCCCGCTCCCGGCTACATCATTGTTTCCTATAGGCTTGATGCGGTTTTCGTGAGAACCAATCACAGTCAAAGGAACCTCCCCCAGTCTGCAGCTTCCGCGATTTACACCACCGCTGTCTATGGTGTATTCCAGACCTGGTGCCTTTTTGAACACATGTGAAAACGGGTGTGTTATGAAATTATGAATGCGCTTTCTGAGCAAAACAGTCCAATAATTTGAATCCCCATCTCCAGTAGTCTGGTATTTTCCGATTCGATATCTAACATTAGGAATATACCGGAATATTTTCCTGCCGTAAAGACCTATCGGAATTGAAGCCACTGATCCAACCAAACCCGCTATAACAAGGCCATAGCCGGTAGTTCCCAGATATACAGATCCTCCGTAAGCCGTGACGATGGGCCAGAAATAAGCATGTTCCCGTATTATTTCAGAACATATTTCAAAAGGATTCCTTTTTCTGGGTTTTTTCAAAATGGTGTCTAATTGTTGCATGTTGGGCCTCAACAGTTGATGTAAGAAATTTGACCTGTAACCGGATCATTTCCGGTTACAAGATCCCTGGCATAATGGATGGCCGTTAAAATCCCCGATACGAGTATTGTCTCAGGACAAGAAACACCTCCATACCTTAACCGGATTTCCGGTAGAGCTTCATTGGCAATAAAAGATTCCAGGGCTGTTAATGTGGAAAGTGGAGCGTCGAATTTAAGTGAGCCACTTGTATAGCCCGATGACTTCTTTCCTTTTACTATGAAATAAGGATCACCATAAACAGGTTCCACAATCTCTACGTCAATTTCAGATATGGTTTTTTCAATCTTATCTCCGTCAATCAAATACACTAACCCTATAAGATCCCCAGAACTGTTAGTGAATCTGAGTTTTTCGTCATTGGCTAAAGCTTGAATAGGCATTATCTTCCATCCATTACAGCATCCATCAATTGCTGTGCTCTAGTTTTTACCTTTGTCCTGGCAGTGTAATCTATTCCATCCAATCGAACAACTGTTGAATTATTTGTTGTGGAATGGTTCGTAGTTGGACCGGGATTGACCGCGCTGTCTTTATGATTGTCTAGGGCTTCTTTAGGTACTTGCATGGCATTTAGTCTTTCGTACCTGTCGTCTCCATAAAAGTTCATGGCCTCTCTTCTAAGAATACCTTCGCCTGCTTGTAGCCAGCTGGCTACGTTATCCCCGGCTGCGCCTCCGTTATCCGGGATTATTCCTGTTCTACGTAAAAACGGATTAGAATGATCATAGACTATCTTCTGGAAAGCCTTCCCGGAACTACCAACCTTTCCACCATGGGAATGTGCTTCCACGGTCTGTTCGTGAACAGTGACGTAGGTATGGACTTCTTTGCCGTCTAGTTCGTTAAGTTTCGCAGTAATTTCCTCCAGTTCTAATTTGGCTTTTTCAATTTCTGAGGTGTCTACTTCGATTTGGGCCACAGTAAGAGTTTTTAACCTTTTGTTGATCTTATCTATCCGGTTTTGGGCCTCCTGGAGAGAAGCCTCCATTGATTTCTTCTCACTGTCTATGGCTTTCGCCGCGTCCTCGTGTTGTTTTTTGGTTTGGTCCAGTACGTCGTTGAGAATACCGTGAGACTCATTGATTTCTTTTATGGATTTATCAATGGATTGTGCTACCAGGGCCTCTGCTTCCGCCCTTTCTCTGGCCTCTCTTGCTTTCTTTGCATGATCAGTCTCATCTTTAGGTGGTTCCGTTTTTGGCGGTTCTGGTGCCCTTTGAGTAGACTCTGCTAAAGCCATGGCCTGTTCCGCTAACTTTTTGGCCCTTTCCAGATCCCCTTCCGCTAAAGCTTCACGGGCCGCAGATTGTTTTTCGTTGATCTCCTTTACTCTATCTGCGTATTGCTCTTCTTCACTCATGCCTTTCCGCCGAAGATTCCTGATCTTATCTTCTACAGAAAGTTTAAGAGCGGCTTTTTCTTCTTCTGCAGCTCTGACAGCATCAAGATGGCGTTGTTCTTCTTGGATCATACTGTCTATCATGGAACGATAGCTGTTGATTGCTTCCTGATAAGAGGCTTTTCTTTTATTCAGTATGTCATTTTCAACTGTACTGCTGTCCAAATCAGAATTAGCATCCAAACGGGCCTGTCTTTCCTTTCTCAATAATTTCTCAGATGCTTCTACGAAATTACGGATAACTTCTGCTTTTTTTCTGTAAGCATCTTTATATGCAGCGGCTTCCTTCTGGATCTGTTCCAAATCGGATACATCTGAATTACGAATAGCTCTTATTCTAGCCTCCGTCACTTCATCTATCGCTGATATTTGAGAACGGGCGGATTCATTAATGGCAGTCGAAAGTTCCGAATATCCTTGTTCCATTTCTCTGAGATTTTGTTGAATGGAACGATTCGCCTCTTCTTGGACTTTATCAAGTTCTTTAATTGCTTTTTTCTGAGCCTCAACTTGTTCTTTCGTGGCCACAGCTGTCCTTTCTGCTTGTTTCTCTACTTCTTCTGCTGCATGTTTAGCCTTTCCCGCTTTCCTGTTGGCCTCTTCTTGGACCTTTATCATTTCCCTGTACGAATCTAATACTTCATCTTTTACCTTTCCAGATATCTGGGCTCTTTCCAGGATATTGGATAATTCGTCTACAGAGTATCCGGTCTTTAACGCTTCAGCTAAAAGTTTGTTCATGCCTGTAGCTGCAGTTTTATGAGCATCCGCCAATTCATGGGTTTTTGATATATTTTTATCGTATGTTCCCGTAGCTTTATTTAGACCTCTCCAAAACCACTGAGAAGCCTGTCTGACTTTATTGTAACCTTCCGCTCCCTCTTCCTGAATACCATACCAATCCGATAAATGTTGTCTGTGATCATCTATGGCATCGGAAGCCGAAGAAGCGGCTTTGGCCTGGGCTTCTAATTGCAAAGCAAAATCCAACTCGTTCTGCTTATCTAATTCTGCTAAGTACTCCTGAAGGGCTTTCGTATTCTTTTGATACTCTGTCCCTATCTTAGCCAAAACCCTTCCGTGGTCATCTACAGACACACTGGCTGTAGGAAGAATTTCTGCAAGCCGTTCCTCAGCATTGATGTATTCTTCGGAACCTTCCTTGCTTTCCGAGAACACTTTTTGTAACGCCCGGAGTTCGTTGGCTTGGTCTGTGTATTCTTTTCTGTTTTGACCTATGGTGTCTGCAAGTTTTTGATGGGCCTTGGCTGCTTTCAGGGAAGAGTCCCCGAAGAGTTTGGCAGCAATTGTAAATGCAGTCAGGGCAGCTATTGCCACAGCGAGAACAGGGTTGGTAGCTGCCAAAGTAGCAGTCATGGCCCGTATTCCTGTGACTGCAAACTTAGCCACAGACAATAAAGCGGTGATTCCGGCAGACATAGTACTGAATCCCGATACCACAGCAGAAAAATTAAAAGCCCCTAACATCCCGATGAATCCAATGCCCTTAGCGGCTAACACAGCCTTGTGAGCAGCCCCCAATGCGTAAATACCCACAGTTAAAGCAGCAATGGACGCTATGAGCTGAGCATTCTCCCCTACGAATTTAGCAATAGACACTCCCCATGAAAGAAAAACCGCCGCGATATCTACAATCGTAGATATCAATCCAGTGACTTCATCCTTTGTAGAAGTCAGGGCATTGATGAGTTGTTCTAAGAACTCTATGACTTTCCCTTCAGTAGCCCTGCCTATATTTTTTATATACTCACTCCATGCGGAAGAAGTACGACGCAAAGCTCCCCCCAAACCAGCTTCCATTTCTTCTGATACTCGTTTGGCAGTGCCCGCCGACATATCAAGAGTCTCATTAAGATCATTGATACTATTCTCCCCTATGGATATAAGAGCTGCCATGCCCGGACCTGCTACTTTTCCAAACAACGTCAAAGTATCGGAAGCATTAACCCCCGCTTTGGAAAGAAGTCCTACAATTTCGGACATAGACTTCAGGGAACCATCCGAATTTTTAACATTTACATTCAGTTCCTTAAGTTTATTAGATACTTTAGGGGTTTCATTAAGTAGATTAGACAAAGCCCCCCGTAATACAGTGCCTCCTTTGGATCCCTGATATCCGGCGTCTGCAAGTCTGCCTAATAGAGCAGCAGTTTCATTGAATTCATACCCTGCTGCTTTAGCGATAGGTCCCACATATTGGAAAGCAGTGCCTAATTGAGATAAACTTGTATTAGAATTAGTGAAAGTAGCAACAAGAGTATCGTTTACTTTTCCGAGATCCTCAATCTCTAATCCGTATCCCGTGAGAACATTGGAAACTATATCAGCCGCCCTGCCAATATCCATCATACCAGCAGAAGCAAGATTCAATACGTCAGGTAAGGCCGCAATGGATTCCTGTACAGAGAATCCCGCCATAGATAACATCTGTAAAGCTTCTGCTGCCTGGGTGGCTGTATAGCGGGTAGTCTCGCCCATGTTACGGGCCGCTTCTTCCATGAGGGCCAACTCAGCAGACGATGCTTTGGCGGTCGCTCCGGCTGCCCGAAGGGTATCATCAAACTGAGCGGTATCTTGTATTACCTGATATAAAGCGAATCCGGCCCCAGCGACTGCCAGTACAGATTGAAGGGAGGTGGCCCTTGAAATGAGAGACCTCATAGGCTTGAGGCCTGCGTACAATTCCTTATTGAGAAGGGCTATTTCTCTGGCGGCTTTTCGATGAGCTTCTGCTATCTGAGTAGCAGAACGGGTTCCTGAATTTTTGTATTCATTAAACCCGCGTTTTACTCTGTTGATGTCTGCTAAGATATCTTTGGCGTTACGAAATCGAACATTGGAAATATTACCAGTGAGGGACTTGATAGTCTGATCGGCTTTTTTAACACCCCTGTCCATCCGGTCAAACAGGTCTACCGTGTTGTCAATAGCACCGCCTGTTTTGTCGGCTACAGTAAGGACGATTTCGACTATGCGTGATAAAGTACCAGCGGCCATTATAAAGCTCCCAATGCTCTCCCGAATTTAAGCCAATTGCCACGTACTTCGTTAGAGCTTATTTTTTTCTTTTTTCTTCTGTCCGAATCGGCCCCGGCTTCCTTTTCCAAAGCTTTCGTGTATTCTACAAAACCCTCATCTTTGTATAGTGCACTGGCCCGTATAGTATGGGCTAACAACACATGACTCGCCAGTAACTCTTTATTTTTACTTAACTGGTGTCTTTTTGCTGCCCTAACATAGACAGCAAAAAGACCCGGATGATACTCCATTATCTCTGAATGAGTATGGCCTTGACGAATTAACGCTGCGAAGAGGTCTCCGATATCTTCTTGAGGAATCCCAGATTCTTCATTTTGCTGATTGTTTTCGCCAAGGCTACCCAATTTTTTGAGAAACCTTCCTGAGACACTATATTGACATAAATAACAGCCTCAATTAACTCCATATGGATAACTGGAGAATTGATCTTGAGCAAGGAAGTTCTGTTTATTCCAGTCAACAATTCATACAATCCTATGGCTTCATCAACCATAGCTTCTATGATCATATCCATATGTTCCGCGTAATTGTTGAGAGTAATTCCGTTTTCCCTCAATTTATCAAACAGTTTCGCGATTTGAGGGGCTATTCTGGGAATCATTGTCAACGAAGGCGGTTTGATGACCACAGCGGTCTTCCCGATCATCACAGTTTTTTCGCAAGCATATTGCGCAAGATCACTCTCCGGTATATCTATGAACGTCATGATTTATATCCTGCTGAAATTAATATTACTGTTCAATGATCATGTCAATGTAAGGACTATCAGGATGATCCGTCAAATCCGCCAGAAGCTCGAACTGCAAAGAAATCTCCGTCAGAGCATCCCCGATGTATGCCCGGTCCCCCTGCGGAGTAATAGAAGCTCTGTGAGCAACAAATTCCGCATCCGGCCCAATGGCATTGTCGGAAACGAACCGGAACCGGCCTTCCACGTCGATATTGGTGAAGAAAGTAATGAGAGAATAGGTTGACTCTGCATAATTCACCCTGACATTGACGGTATCACCGTCCCCGATGGAAGATCCTGTGGCAGGAATAAGAAATCGCCCGACTTTTTCATCTTTCAAAGATGTATCTACTTTATAATCGGTATTAGCGACATAAGTGGTGGTATCACCTGAATCTTTTACATTGATAAGACCCGCTTGAAATGATTCTGGTGTGTCCACAAGAGCGTCCCCTGCTACACTTCCTGTAATGGCCTCGTCAGCCACAAAGGTGCCGCTGGTAAGCATAATCACTAATGTTCCTGCATTAGCGTCCCCTACAACAGCAATGACTTCCCCTGTAGCTCCACCAGCACTGGTAACAATCTCGTCTTCTGCAAAAAGAGCAGGGGCTCCAGAAGCTTTGTACACAAGATGATACAACCCTATGTTTCGTTTACCGAGAACGGTTCTCAATCCTGTTTCTGCAATGAAACTGGTATCAAGATACCCCGCGTCTTGAGTCTCTGTAGAAAGAGTTCCGAGCGCAGCCAGTACCTGATTATCTTCCGTAATTTCATCAAGGGTAGCCGTGAGAGTAGGAGTGATCTCGATGGGTTTATTGAGATCACGGTTGCGCAATCCTGATCGACTCGAATAATGAGTCAAATACTCAATCGCCACATTAGATGCGAGAGCCGGGATGTTTCCCAAATCTCGTTCACCGTGATATATTCCAGTAGTTGGATCTTTCACCGCAAAATATCCTACGCCCTTTCCGAGTTGATAGTTGTCTGTATTTGGTGTTGTAGCCATTATGTTACTCCTTTCAAAATATTCACTGTACCCAACCGGAAGGGCCGCCTGTTTTGTCCTGCCGGAACATCACATCACTTTTTCTCATCCCAATTACATAGGATATGATTTATAAACCGGGATCCATGTACGTCATAGCGAGAATTAACTGCATACCTACCACATCCGAAAGAGTACGATAACTCATAGGCCCTATGGCCCGGACTTCTCTGACTACGCAGTTATCTGCCAATTTAGGATCAACCAAAACTTTTTTACGAAATTGAATAAAAAAAGCCCGGATATCGAAAGAGGAAACATGAATCAATTCAAAAACAATCTCCACTTCCCTTTTGGCCGGATATCCAAGCCAGCTTCGAGACGAAGGCTTCACCACCCGATCCGTCCCCTCAGTCATAAAAACACATAAAAGATCGTCCTGTTCCACTGGTTGTGAGGGAGTCCGGCGAAATGTCTTTATATCCAGTTCTATTCTGGAATTCTTGACCCTGTTATATAATTCCTGAAGAGCCTCTTCCCGATTTTCCATAAGAGTTATCCAAACACAAAATCATTGATTTGGCTTTGCAGTTTATCCGCGAAACCCCCTTCATCTCCAAGAACCGGACCAGCCACACCTCCCACTGCCTGTGTTGACCAGATTCGCCCGTCCAACTCTATTGTTTTTTCTCCGGCAGCAGCCCAGGGAGCTTCCCCTACAGGAGAACCATATTCAAGCACCACTGCATAGGGCATCCGGTTAAATACGGACACTGATGCTATCTCGCCTCTAGAAAGAGGCTCTTCTTTAAAATCCCACTCTGCACGAAATACTCCGCTATCCACCGGGGAATTATCAGTCAAAGCAGCTATCAAATCAAGAGCGGCTTTATTAAGGGCTATATCTGCGAGTCCTTTTATTTCATCCCTATCCGGCAATATATCATCATGTTTTACTGATATACGGAAAGACATTATACCTTCCTCAAAAGCAACACGTACATGGCATCTGCTGCATCAATAAACTTTTCCTTTATTTCATAAACCTGCCCGTCTTCCCTTCTTATCTGTCCTTTATTTCCGATAGGGACAGAAATAGACAAAGACGGAATCAACCCTTTTATATCTTTCTTTTTAAAAACATAAGTCCAGCCATAATAATCAAGATCCTTGGCTGTAAATTCGTCACATATAATTTGACATGTGTTTTCTGTACTGACGGGATCGTCGAAACCATTGTCCTCAGTCTCAATGTAAGTAGCGGGCCGGGGAATATCGCCAGTGATTTTAAAAGCCGCCATAGCGGCTTTCTGAAAAACATTTCTCATTCCCATATCACCACCTCACCACACGCGCCTGGGAAACTGCAGGTTGTCTTCCGTATTCCGCGATTGCCTTCCAGACCGCCTCCGGGATAGTCCGGGCTTTCGTTTTAGGATCAGCCACAATTTGCAATGAACCTACTTTCAATGAATGATATCCTGCCATATCGTCGGTAGCGGTCAAATCTTCTTCAAGCATTACGTAGGCCATCTCACAAGTGGCCTCCTTGACCGCTACCGGGATAATATGGTTAGGGATAAAGTAACCGTCACGATCCACCGCGCCGTCCGCAGGCCAATGGAGGGCCTGTGTTCCAGTCTTCTTGATTCCTTGCCATTTTACCCATCTTTCTAATAAACGGGTAGCCGTTATCAACGCGGCTTTTTTGTCTGCAAAAGGACCCCAAAGACTTGAGTGTAGTCTAGTCTTGAAATAGGCTTTCGCCTCCTCCAATGTTACATAAGTATCGGAACTAGACCCACCGGGAGTAGCATCAAATGACATGATACATTATCCTATTTCTTGGTTGCGGCCCGCTTTCTTACTGCGGCCCGTTTGGGAGCAGACTCTTTGACTTCGCCAGAATCTGTACCAGAGGATTCCGGTTTCTTGTCTGACTTTTCTGCTTCATAAAGCTCGTGCTTGTCAGGGTCAAAGTCCCGCTCATTGATCAGGCACGATCCTTCGCCGCGCCTGATCTTGACTGTCTTCAGTTTCATGGGAACCTCCATACACTGAATATTTACATATTACGGATTAGCCCAGCAGACGACAACCCAGATCAGCCCGTACCATCTCGCCGCCGAACAGAATATCATAACTGAATCGTGTCCGTTTATGCTCGCGAGAAACTTCCAAACGCAGGGCAAGCCCGGAGACCGGATCAACAGCAGACTGAATAAGGTTACCCAGACCCTGAGTATTATCAGTCAAGGGGCGAGTAGCGAACGCGATACAATCACGATGAAAAGCCAGATTCACAACATGGTCTGCCAATACGGAAACGGCGGCTGTATCAGACAGGTCTTCTGCGATCTTAGTAGTCATTGTGACATTCGCATTACTGGAAGCACCAATAGTTACATCTTCCAGTACCGCATACGGAATATCAGAACCTGCAAATTCAAGAATGTCCCCGGCCAGCAACGTGCCTCCTGCAGTGGAAGCAATATTAACCACATACACCGGATTGGCAGGATCAACGACAACATCTCCATTCACGGTTCCGTCCGTCAGGGTACCGGCTTTATGGGAAGGAATGTTCTGATCCATATGCCATACAAAACCCAGTTTGGGAGTAAGGATACCGGATTGAATAACTGTAGGATCACCGGCCCAGGAAGTATCCTGGAAAGCTCGCAGGTTCAGGGCATTGGCTTCCGCATCCGGATCAAGAACGGCCCGACGATCCGCCAGAGGAGCGAGCTGCTTGTTCAGTACTTTTCGGGCATCAGTCGCATCAGTGGTATTACTTGCGAGCGGAGTAACGCCGGGGGCACCTGCATACGCCGGGATCTTCTTGTATTTAGACAAGAGAAATTTATCCACTTCATTGCCCAGGGCTTTAATGGCCTCGGAGGCCTGCATCGGAATAACGCCGGAAACAATTTCCACCATGTCCTTATCGGTCAGATAAAAAGGAGCTTCCTTCCACTGGTCCAACGGAATATTAACATTGGTAGGTTTGACATCGCCTGTACTGGGAGCATTAGCCGCCGGGGTAACGTCCTGTGCCTGGATGGCAGACGGAATGGGAACATCAATGGAGGCTCCTTTTTGGGCTGCAATGGCATCGTAATCGGAATTTACCAGCCGGGGCATAACGCAATTTTCGCGAAGTGCCAGAAGTCCCTGCGCCAGTAACTGGGGGATGACCTTTGTGAGATCGTTCATTTCTATACTCCTTGTTTTGATTCATGTAGTCACAAAAAAACCTTCCGCACAGTGATTAGGCAGAATGGTCGTAAGCAGTGAATTTTTAAATTCCCACCGGGAACCAAACCGCCTGCACCGCAGGAAGGTTCGTAATGTGAAACTACAACTTATTGTCCGTTACTGGACAGTTGCTTTACCGGATGCAATAGCCTCCAGATTATTACCGAAGGCCACAGGATCGTTCGGCGCGATACGTTTTGAAGGCTGCTGTGTCCCACCGGAACGATTTCCGGGACTCCCGCCCCCGGAAGCAGTCTCAAATAAGAAACCAGCTGTTTCCTGAAGACCGTTAGCCCATTCTACAAACGTCATAGGGGCCTTTCCATCTTTACCGAAAATAGGATTACCGTCAGGGCCTATGGGCGTAGGCTTGCCGTCCATCAATTTGAATAAAGAACGGCCTCGATTCATGATATCTTCCATTGCCCCCTGTCTGGGCTTGCCAACTTCATTGATGGCTTGCTGGATCTGAGAATCAATCAGTACAGTGGAAAGTTGAGCTGACAAGGAATTTCTTTCTGTGTCCAGTTCCTCCACTTTGGCTTGAAGAGCCTTGGTCTGGCCTTCAAAATCCTGTTTCATACGTTCCACACGAGTATTGACGAGTTTATCGACTTCGCCAGCCTCCAGGAGTTTTTTATCAGCAGCCTCCTGTTTCAACTTCATGGCCTGTTTATATTCAGTCAGATCAACGCCGTCGAACTGTTTCAATTTCTTTTCCAGTTCTTCCTTGACCTTCATTAACTGAATATTGTTGTCCCGAAATTCTCCAAGCTGAGTTTTAGGCACAACATCGTCATCGAGCTTCAGACAGAGTTTTCCGTTTTTCTCTTCATAGGCAGAAGCGAACCCCTCCGGGATTTGATCTGCACTATCGACAACCAATTTCAACATTGAGCACCTCCGGTACACAGTTGTTTAAATAAAAAATAAACCTTCGATATTCAATTTATACGAAATAATGATGAAAAAGTAAAGAAAATTTTTAACAGAAAAATAAAAAAAACAGGAACTTACTTTCGATTCTTTCTTTTCTTTCGATTTTTTCCTTTACTTTCTTTTTGAATCAGAATATACTGTACTTGAAGGTAAGGGAAAGCCCCTACGAACTATATAATTCATCACCTCAAGGAGATAAAAGATGAAAAACATAATGTACACAATTAAACAATTGATAGTAAACACAATTGGAAATCATCCACTAGTCGTTCTGTTAATCGGATTTGTAATGATGATGACAAGCGGAATCTATCATCTATTACTCAACTTGATGTAACAAGACCCAGCAATGACAAAAAATCAACCGCTGGAATTAAGGCAGCAAAAATGCTGATGAACGGAGCATCAGCGGCTCAGGTGTCTGATATATTATACAACTGGGTATAACCAACCACAATCGCCCCTCAAATAAAATGAGGGGCAAGGAAGAAAAAATGAATACAATAAGCGTAGTAATCAAGGACGGAGACAACATCTCTGAGATGGAACTTCAAACCGGCGATGTTTTAACTGTAAATGTTACCGATAACGGGGTAAACATTTCTCAGTATGGGGGCAGTGGGGAATGTAATATTGCTCAGGGGGCGGGAGCTGTGGGCAAGGTCGTGAACAGGACAACGGTAAGCCAGCAGACGATTAGAGGCAACGGAAACGTGTCTTCCGGCTCTGGAAGCGTCTTTGTTAACCATTTCACGAAAAAATAACAAAGCCGAATCGAAGGTATAACCACAATCGCCCCGGTAGCGGGGCGAGGAGAACAGAAACGAAGTGGAAACCCGCCCCTTTAGGGGTGGGTCGTAATTGGATGTTGTATTTTCTGGATATTAGTTTGTTATATGTTAAAGTAGCCGTCCTGTAATAGGATCTGCCAAAGTTCCTGAAGATATAGCCTTCAATAAATCTTTGACCGTGAGAAAATTACCATGCTGGTCCAATAATTGGACCATACTTGTTATTTTCCCGGCCCTGAATAAATCAGCCCGCTTTGGTCCAAGAATGCTGTTTTGCATAGAATCGGATTGATTTTTAAGCCAGTCAGTGTACTTCCAATCTTTGGGAACTTTGCCATCCATAGATGCCCTAGTCTGAGGGGGAATAGGCTCTAATAAATCCTTGCGTTTCCTTTTATCCCCCTTGTACTGAGCACGTAACTCCGCCCAAGACTTAGTTAGGGGAGACAATACCGACCTGCAATTATGTACCACAAATCCTTTTACTACATAACTTTCATCTTCTTCTACTGAAAAATTATAAAGAATTTTTGGTTTTTTCGGAGTCCATGATTTGTTTGCCGTGACTTCTACATCCATAAACTCAAACATCCCTTCGTGATTATTCAATATGCGATTTATGCAGTAATATAATTCTCTTTGATTTTTAGCCGTTTTTTCATCTATATGAAATACATCCCATCCCTCTTTTTTCAAGAAAAAATCTCTTGTGGCCTCCCTTTCTTTATCAGTATGCCAATAGTCCCCATCTATTTCCAGAACTATTTTCAAGCTAGGAATAGCAAAATCCGCAAAATAAGGCCCTATCGGAAATTGAGCCTCATAGCATATCCCCTGTCTGTCTAATGCTCTTGCTGCGTTTTTCTCTAAAGAAGACATAAATCCCTTCTTAGCCATGATCCTGTTAGGATGCAAATCTGGATTCTCCGCCAATCTTTTCTTTGTGGAATCCGATATTTTTTTTCTAACTTCTGGATCAAATGTAGGATTATTTTCTTTCATTCTTTTGGAAATAAACTTTCTTTGTTCTTCCGTAAAATCCGCTCCCGTAAATCTTCTGTCTCCCAAATTTTCTCCAGAAAAAGGATGAACTCCGTCTTGGATCATCTGTCTAGTTTTCTCATTCGCTTTTCTGGTGATCGCATAAGGATCTCGGATCCCCTTTTCATATTCCCGGCGCAACTGCTCAGAAGCTCTTTTTGATGCAGCTTTCCTTTTTTTTGGGTCTTTTGCCCAATTTCCCCCATAATGAGAAGTGCCACATGATCTTCTACAGTACTTCAGCCAATACGGTTTTAATTCCCCACACGAGCACCTGTCTGCCATCAACAATACACTGTCTCCCACCCTTATGTCCTTAATAGGAACCCAATGACTCTTCCCATCGCGCTTCACTAATACAGGATGCTCTTCTGTAGCCGTCAATGAAATATTTTTTTTAACATCAAAATTAAGAGTATAGACTACAGGAGTCTGTTTATACTGCCTTAACAATTCTGTGACAGGCCGGAATCTTCCTTGATGAGTAAGAACCATGTCCCCGACTTTGATCTTTCCGATGGGCTTATATCCTTTGTCTGTGTATACCGGAATCTGAGGATCTATAAAACACTGCCAATGATTAGGAGGAGGAGATACCCAGCGTGGTCCCTTAGCTACTTTGTGATTTTTCTTGAATACAGTTCCGTCCGCTGCCTTACAATAAGGAGTGGTGCGTCCATCCAGTGTGGCCACATACTTGTAGCCCTTGATCAAATCCCCCATCTGATCGTAAGACTCCCGACGTGACTCATTCAAAACAGCCATCACCGAAGTACGGGCAAGAGCTTCCGCGTTCCTTCTGGATACGGGCATGACATTCTTTCGTATCCTTCTGGAAAGATCCCCGATAGTCTCAGCTCTCTGCATCCCCATTCGCATTTCTCTTGCAAATTTATCCTGAATAGCTTGGGTTTGCTTCTTCCACCACTGAGAAGGGAATGCGCCCTCTACCAAGGTGTTGCGAGCCAGTGCCTTGAGACGAGAAGGGGACATTGCAACAGACACAACCTTTGCTCCGAGGGCCGCAGTCATGGCTCCTGATACAAAAGCAGCTTCCGCCGCCGCCAAAGTTATCAGATCGGCATCCACGGCACCAGACACCTTATCCATATGTGTTTTTATTGTGTCTTGAGTTTGTTTCAATAAAGCCTGTAGACGTTTCGTTTGGTGGACTGTTCTTTTGGGTGCTGTGGGATCTATGGTGGCCAAATCAGAAACCAAATCGCGTTCCAGATCCTTGAGCATTTTGAGAACCTTACGCCGTTCTGACGCCTCTACCCTCATCAAGTCCACTGCGGAATGATGGATGATCTGATCTTGTAATATCTCGTTTACTGTACTCATTATATTTGCTACCTAATGATGGATGCACGGAATTTCCCGTGTACTACCGCCTCTTTTCGACCGGAAAAAAGCAAGAATCAGAGTAACTGTCCTATTATAATTCTGCTTGAACTTACTTATTTCTTTCTGAATCTCAAACCCATGTTAAAATATCAAAATACGTTATTTTTCCTCTGCTTCCTTTTCCGGGGGAGGCTCTTTTTAAATTCCCTTTGAAACTCCTGTAAAAGATCTAATTCTTGATCTTTTTCCCAGACGGCAGAAAAGTAAATTTAGACAACCGATTATAGCATTGCCATATCGAAAAAAGCAATCGAAAAGACATTGCCTTTTTCTGACCGCACACTTTCAATTTCTCTCTGATGTGTCGATTAAATTCCACTGACCATATAGCCCAATCCTCTGCATTAACAGACTTGTTTTTGGATTTTGTATATTCCTGTTTCAACAACTTGTAACATTCATTCGGATCGCTGGGAAAACTCATTTGTCATCCTTTGATTGAGTTTCATTATCAAAACCTTCTTTCCTAGAATATCCCGGACAACGAAGTAAATTGCACTGTCCGTCCGAAGATCTGCTATGATCGCATTCAGAAACCGCAGGGGGAGTGGCGAGAAAACGGCCCCTGGTTCCTGTCCATTCCTCCCATGTTCCGATAAAATGCATACACCCCTTTCCAAAATAAAAAGCCATACATATACCTTAACCCATAATAACAGTGAAAGGGCCAAGAAGGCCCTGCAAAATTAATTCTTCGCCGACCTCAGATCATTATTTCTTTTTCTTTTTCTGAGTTGGTCGTTTCCGGGCTTCTTTTTGAAGTTCTTATGCCCAAACCATGACAGGTCTCCTCATATGATTTACTTTTCAGAACCTTCTTCAGGCTCTTCCTCTTCCAATTCTTCGTCTATAATTTCCCCTTCTCCGGGAACTGCGGCTGTGTAAGAACGAGCGTCCAATGGAACTTCCTCTTCAATTCTTTGACGTTCCTCTTCCATGTCTATATCATCTGGATATATCTCCCCGCGCTTATAATTGAAAAATAAAACCTCCCAGGACATCGCACCGCCTTGCCAAGATTCCATCAGTTTAGCAACTTGCTCAGGAGAAAGTCTGTCATTTATAAAATCAGTATTTAATAATACATTGATTTCTTTGGTCATTCCTCTCCACTCCATCAACCATGTGAAAGCGACACTCAAAGCAGAAGATACTGTTTTGGAAATTGAAGACAGTATATTATTCTCCCCCCTGAACCGTGTAGTAAGAGTGCTGTCAGATTCGACAGCCTTCTTGGGATCTTCCAGCATCCGCGCTCCCAGTACCGCCATCATCTCTTGTTTTTCCTTCAAAGCATTTTCAAGAGATTGCAGACCTTGACCCGTAAATTCCAAAAAACCTGCATGTGCGTCTGGTTGATCCGAGACCCATGCGACCTGAGAACCAATCCTGAAAATCTCTTCTTTTTCAAAACCTGCAACCCAGGCTGTAGGAAGGCCCGTAAAATGTCTACCATGCTCCAGATCCGCAGAAGAGCGATAGTGAGAAAGGTTCACATTGGCGAGTGCCAATATAGGAGAGTCATATATTCGAGATGTGTTATCCACCGGATTGACGAATATGAACGGAATATAGGAAAGAGACTGGTTCCCCACTGTAGGCACAACCGTGAAGTCTGGATCTTCTTCATATTCTACTACAGTCTTCCCTTTTCCTTCAGAATGATCGTTCGGGCGGAATACTCGTTGACGGTAAGTTCCTTCAAACAATTCCAGTACACGGTATTGTTTTTTAGTTTTTTGAACAAACTCATCTTCAGTAGGTTCCTCAAAATCCTCCTCCAACACTACCAATGATAATTGAAGACCGTCTCCGTTGTCTGCGTACCTCCAATTAATAATTGCCTCTGTTTGGTACAAAGCTATATACGCGGGGCCTTGTATACCGTTGTCCCTATTTGAAGGAGCGTCCACTAATATCCCCAACCGGCCTGTTACTATGATTTCATGTACTACCGAAGATGCAAAATTATCGCAATCTTGGTAATCTTGAGTAACTGAAGAGAGCTCTTTTTTGACCCGGCCTTCCTTTTCCTGGATGAGCGGGGGTTTGCGGAAAATAGCACCCTGCAACCCTTCTACAGTTCTGCCGGTCGCCCCATAAAACAAAGCCCGTTCTTTGTATGCACTATATTCGTTGGGGGACTGTTCTGTAAGGGCGGGGAGAAATCGTACACCTGCGTCTTTGACGGCTTCCTCCCCGCCAGCCACCGTTCTGCATTTAAACCAACTTTCTTTATTTTTGTTGTATTCTTTACAAGGGGTATTTACAGGCATGGAATAACCTCCTTTCTTTTCATTAATCAATAACTGAGATTATTATACGATAAAAATAAATAAATATCTTATAAAAAATCAACGCCGCAATTAGGGCAGTACATTCCCTCCTGCATAACATGAAGTAGATCATTCCCACAATCACAAGTTAGATGAGGGCCTTCCCGCAGGACCAAGTACTTAAAATGCCCTTTATAACAATTGCATTTCGGACATTGTAACTGGATCGTTCCAACCGGAGCTATCCCGGTCCACTCGTGACCACATCCGATGCAATGACATTCTCCACCTATATGGGGATCATATCTTTCCGACTCTGATTTGATCTCTTTACCGGTACAAAAATCGATCATTTTACCTGACATGTGTATATCCTTCTCTTGATAAAAAACGAACTACTTCATTCAAATCAACAATAACCCTGGGCCATTTATTAATTGTTCCTCCGCATATACAAAAAGAGCGACTCTTTTCAGTAATGATATTGAAAGACGGATTTTCCAAAAGACTGCATATACTATAGGTCTCAAATCCTGTAGGGCCTCCAACGAACTCGATTAAATCTTCTTCTCCTTTCCTTTCTATGACTTCCATTCGTATCGTTTTCTCCCGGCTCCTCTTTTCTACATTTATGTATTCCCCCAAAGTTCTGTCCCATGTTCCTATAGACATCTCCCACTTCGAATTGATTTCCTTTTTCATTTCCTTCTCCCTTTTCTTGTTATTTTTCTCTGATCTTCTGTCACTAAACGAGTCAAATATTCTGCAACCTTTGACTCCATGGATGAACTAACAACCGGGGCCATAGAAGAACTATTAAGATCTATGATCTGAAATATAACAATCCCGGTACATGAACTTTCTTGAATCTGCGCTTTCAATCCTTCCATTGGGTTCCCTCCAGTTCTTTCATTGTTTGCAAAAACAATTCCCATGAACCGATTGCCTTGATAAACAGCAATGCGCTAAAAAGAAACCGTACCACAAAAGATACCTTGCCTAATATTTTCCATGTAGACACTGTAGATTGGGGGATACCAGTTACTTCGCAGAATTTACTTTGAGGAGCCTTTATCCCGAACAACCTCACCATTCCGGTATGGACTCCGATCCCGTCCATAAACGCGGAACTGTGAGCTTTTCTCACAGTCAATATCCTCTGTATGAAACCGTCCACCGCCTGTAATTGGGCACAAATCGCCTCATTGGGATCTGTAAAAGATCCCGACACGTACCAAAATAACTCCCCAGCCTCTTCTCCCGTGGAACTGCATAATACTGTAAATTCATCCGTCACAGGACATCTGGTCAATGTCATGCCTTGCTTAAACAAAGAAACATGCCATCCCAGATTTTGGGATATTCGAATATCCCAACCCTCCGGGTCATGAAGTAAGTCGAGTCCTGCTTTCCCGGCTTCCTGAGCTTCTTTTTTTGACAAATAGGCCACAAAATCACCTCCTTGATTTTAAGTAACGGTTCCAGTCTACGGCTTCCGTAAAACTATCAAATTCTTCTTTGATTTTTTCTCTTTCTTCTTTGATTTCTTCGAGAGAAGGCGGGACATATCCCACAGACGGAGCGTTGATGAATTCCTTCGCTGTAATGATTTCATGTTGCATGTGCCTTTCTCCTTTATTATATAATCGTAAAAGGTTTGATATCCACGTACACATATTTCCATTCCACTGTGTACTTGAACATAGCGCGAAGATCTCCTTCCTTGTATACAATTGCGTTCATGGATTGATCTCCTGTTGTGTTGGGTTATTCCCGGCCTTGTGACCGGGAGGGTATATTTATTTATATTCCTGCCTATATCAAAGAACCGTTGCTCATTTCTTCTATCCACTCTGCCTGGTGGTATCCTTCAGGCACCAGAGAATTTACTTTTATTTGGAAGTGGAGCATTGCAGAGCCTTCGAACCTGATAGAGTTTGTAACCCGAAGGCATCTACAATCGGATTCTGTAAGTTCAGGAAAATCTTTTTTTGCCTCAAGATAAAGTTCTTTATATAGCCGTAGGTCGGTTCCGTAACAATCTGGAATAATAACGCAGTTCCATATTTCACCATTAGTCCGTACCATCTTTGTTGTGTTCATGGTTGTTTTTCTGGCAGACTTAGGAGCAGGCTTTATTATCTCCGATTGAATTTCCATATCTTCGATTTTAGAAAAACCGTACCAGTCCGTGTTGTTCGCTACCGGAGCCGCGCTTTCTTCCCATCCCATTTTCTTAAAAAGCTGGACAGAAGAATCTGAAAAAGAATCAGAAGTCGCTAACAAGTGTAGATGCCCGCTGATTTCGTCCACTATCTTCGCTTTGGACTGTGTTGTATCAATGCCTACTGCGAGGTCACCATTCATTTCCTCAGCGGCTTCCATGATTACTTCCCGGCGTACTGTTTTGATGATTGTTGTCCGTGCTTGCATTTTGTTCTCCTGGTTGATTTGTATACCGTTTCCCTTACCTTCAAGTACAGTATATTCTGATACGGAAAGAAAGTAAAGAAAAAAATAACGTATTTCGATATTTTTTTCTCGCCAACAAAAAGCCCCTCTCTTTCTTGTCGGTGAAGAGAGGGGCAAAAGGAGGGTAAGCGGAGAACAGAATAATAAAAAACGCTTACTAACAACGGACAACACTAATGCTTCGGGAAAGAAGCACAACCACTGGAACCCTTACTTGGCCCTCTCGATTTAGGAATATCCGTTACTAAATTATTATACAACGGAAAAAAGAAAAAGGGGAAATAAATATTTCCCCCCGATCCATGTAACCGATAACTGTACCTACTGCATACAACAATAATTTATAAACCGGAAAGCCGCGTCTGTTCTAATACCCTTTTCTTAATAGGGAATTGACCGTGTATGTAGTATCCACCGGCATCGCAATTGGACACTATCGGACTATGCTTAGTTAATTTAAAATACCCATAATCAGGCACCGTCAAACAATATACGTCCTGGTCTTCTTCTGGATTCATGGTAACAAGTTCTACTGCAGTATTTTGCAGGGGGAAGGTATCTGTCCCTTTTAAATACCTCTCCACAATATTGACAAGTATACTGGACAGCATCCACTCCCGACTTTCTTCTGGCCGCCGCTGTACACGCCTTTGAACAATACTTATTGCGCTTTTGAATTTCCGCTTCATACTCCTTTTCACAGTGGGAGCAAGTAAACCTGCCTCGTTTGTGGAGTTTATGTTTGACTTTTTGGTAATTTTCACGAGCCTGTTTTCGTCCTTCCTCTGATTGATGCCAAGCCCGTGCCTTCTTTTGGCTGTCCCCGTCAGAAGTGAAACTGCCCCTCTGAAACCCGTTCCGTACCCGTTCTTCCAGATGGTATTTTGCATGATCGGAACAAGACACAAGTTCCAGATTCTCAATTTCGTTATTGTCCGGATCATGGTCTTTATGATGGATGACATACCCCTTTGGAATTGGGACCACCTTGTCTTTATAGATTTCCCTATGTAATAACCTAACGCCTTTACTGCCAAGGAAACACTGCCAATATCCCCCGTGTTTAACATAGGTATTTCCGTTATAAACTTCTGTCCTTTGTTGGCCTTTCCTATTTCTACCCATTGCAAATCCTCCGTCAAAAATAAATGATCAGGTGTAGCTATTATATAATAGCTACGTGCATCAGGTAAAGAAAAAACGTACTTGTATACTTTCTGTTGTTTCTTTTTTATACCTCCCTTAACATAGGAACTCCAATCCTCATTACTCACCCTTACCTTGCCCGTGCGCGGAATGTCCTTAAATCTGAAAATCCCCTTATCTGTTTCTACTAATTGATCCCCTCCGAAACAAATATCATCTCCCTTCCCCTCTCCTTTTTCCGGGAGACCATTCGCATCATAGGCCTGCTGTTCCAGAGAATCCGTATAAAACGGACACTCTGATGTATTGACCTTGTACCGACGTTCTCCTTGAGAATTGCAGAACATACCGTTCATAGAGGCAATCCTGTCTTTAGGAACTGGGTTGCGGCTTCTCCTTTTTATTCGCCATCGTTCATCTTTAAGCAATTGTAGATCAGACTCAGTAGCATTCTGACTTTTTCTATTTTTTGAAGTAGCATCAGGATACACTGTGATGGGCCAACCATGATATCTGCTGTTGAGTACCCGAATTGTATCAGGAGTATCGAAACTGTTAACAACTTCATCCACAGCTATCGGTGACCCATCCCTCAATACATGAACTACTGCACAGCCTCTCCCTACATTAAAGTCCATTCCTATATGAAGAGGCTCTTTCTGACGGGGATCTATTCTCACATCAGAATGATTATGCTTCCTACTGAACATATGGTATACAGTACCGGACGTAAGATTGGTGAAAATCCCTTCTACATACGCCTCTAACAAATTCTCATCATAATTACCTTTCAAACTGTCCACATAATCCTCTGGGAGATTCGCCTGATTGGAATATGTAGAGGCCCTGACATATATATGTTCTTTTGAGGGGTTCTTTTCCCACCTGTTATACACGAAGTTAAACCCCTCTGGGGTAGTATATGCGCATACCTGGTTCGTTGGACTGCCCGGTAATTTCTGGCGATTTCTTGCTATGATCTTATTCCATGCGTTCTGGGCATTCTTGAATTTCAGGGTATCTATCTCATCAACATGACTTCTGAACGCTTCGTACCCGATAATACGATTGGGCTTATCCAATGTCCTTATGACAAACATACCTCTGTTCAAAAGGTAGATAACATTTTCAGACTTATTGTGGAGGTAGGGGACATTGGCTGTATCAAGGAGTTCCAAAAGGCGAGGGATAAGAATGAGACGTGCAAGATCATACGTAGGTTCGTACAAAGCTACTGTAGACCTGGGCCACATGAATTTATCTCGGATTGCCCTGGCCAATAATGTCTGTGTCTTGCCGCTATTATGATGAATATGTCCATATTCATCCACATAATTATTTGTATTTAGTACCTGTATATCCCAATAAACCTCCTTCACTTCCTTTACCGAAACCTTTATTATATCCGTAATAGACAAATCACTATTCTTCAAAGAGACAGGGTGGGATTTTAGAACATCGTTTGATAATGAGTGACATGCTCCAGCGTCCTCTCCTCCCTGAAGAAATTGTTGACCATATTGACGGGATAACTCTCCATAATTCACCAAAGAATCTACGTCTTTTTGAGAATAATGCCCTTCATCTGAAAACAACAATTTCAAATCAGATCCCGAAGTGGTCTTTGGAAGGTCTCTGTTCAATCGATAAAGGCCGGAGGAGTATCCCAATTCAGAAATCTGTTGATAAGTACCGTGAGATGAAAGAGAGTGGTGATGCCCGCTTGATACAAATTCTCCGTGCTGCGATTGAACTCGGAACAGATAGTCCTTACCTTTTGGGAACGCACCACTGGTTGGAGAAAGCACGAATTGATTACAGTTCTGATCATAACTTAAAACGCGCTCTCCTGGCAATATATCGCAAATATTCTTGAGCCCATTCTCTGTCCATATGCGGGTATCTGCCCGCATACAACCGAAGCCTCCAACGAAAGCTGGGTACTTGCAATCTAACCAGAAGAAGTCAGATTGAGGTTGTGTTAAATCCCATCCCATATCTATGTCCTTTTAAATTTTTCAAACAACACTTCAATCATATTGTTCCTGTTCATTTCCTAATTCCCATGGGAATTGGTCCCAGTTGAAAAAATGAAACTGTATAAGATCGAAGAGAAGCGATACATACTCCGTATCTAAAAGTTGATCCTGATGAAAATGATCGAACCAACTATCAACAAACATGTCTGAGAAAGGACTGTGTTTGGCGAGAATCTTACTAGCTATCCAATTTGATTTCACTAATAGAAACTTCTCCTCGTTACTCCAACTTTCAGGAAGAGATGATGTAATACATACATCCTTTTTCAAAGAATATAGATGCAGATAAACTTCAACTCGCTCTCCCTTCAAGGAAATGCTCCCCATCGTTTGGATCCCATCTTTCATTTATTTCCCCTTCCTTCAATTATTCAAACACCATTCCGACATAGAATGAATTGCAATTACAATATCCCCCGAACCCTTCCCGTCCAAGACAATGTTACCTGGCTGCTTTCCATGACCACAACAACTGGTCAGAGTCTTCAAACCTCCCGCGTTAAGAGCAGCTACAATATGAGATATGCAAAAATCAATAATATGAACCCTCCCATTTAAAGGCATAGGGACCGAACATTCATAAGATCCCCGCTCACAACAGCTTTCAGGTTTCTTTATCATCTCTCAGCATCTCCATAAATTGAATTTCTGATATTATATGAATACCTATGTCTTTGCATTCTTGTAAAATAGGATCGTTATCGATATTGTATCCTTTAACAAGATGAGTTGTATTTTCATCCAACTTATCCTGAATTTTCGGAGTCGTTCGACCCATGTAATACTTGAGTTTGCCTATGCTCAGAAACCTGAAATCTCCCCTGAACAAAAATATACAATCTTTCAAACGGGTATTTTCTGAATGATCTTGAGGAATATCATTAATAACCACAATAATTTCCCATTCATTATCCCCATTGTGCTGAGATACAATAGGAACCTCCGCCCCTGCCTGCGTAATCACTTTTACTGTTTGGTGGAATCCCATCCTACTCTCCTATCAAAGCATGTCTGATAGAAAAGAAAGCCTCTATACGTTCCTTACAATCCGCACATCGTGATTTCAGATCCGCCAAAGACTTTTCCCTGTCCACTTCCCAATCAGATAAATCACCGTATGATACTAAGCTAGGCATCACATACGGGGATTTATGGGTATATCCTCTGCGCAACATTTCTGTTACTAATTCATCATGCCTATGTTTCATCTCCAAAGGAACAATCTGGCCTTTTCGCCCGGATATCTTGTGTCCTTTTACAAAGTTATGACGAAACTTATGTATTTCCCCATGCTCTCCTATCAGATGACGTACACAGAGACAACGAGGATTTACCATCCACATTCTCATGGCAGTTACTTTCCCTCCATTAAGTCAGCTATTCTTCTCAAACAACCAGAACAGCTTTTGAATTCATCTCCTCCACCATAAATATCAATTATCAATACATTAGGTTTTCCACAACCGTCGCACAGTTCTTCTTTATGGACGGTTCCTACTTCCTCCTTGTAACCACCATGTGCGTCCCTTACGATACTGAACACACCGTGCATTTTCACGCTGCTGAAAGACATATCAAATTCTCCCTGTTATTTAATAAATATTCAAGTTATCCTATTATACGTGAAAAAGGATCTTTGAGTCTATCACATCCATCTCCTTCTCCGGCGTTTCTGGGCTGGTCGTGGAGTATCATCCTGATCAGGTTCCCATTGAAAACCTGATTCAAAAATCTGCTCTCCTGTATTAGGTACTACCTGAACAACCCGATCATCCCAAAGCTCGGTCATATACATATCCTTCAAACAAGTAATAGGCAGAGTAAACCCTAAATGCTTTTCCAGCCACTTGCCTATTACCCTTCTACTTTTATCTGAATGGGTATTTCCGAGATGGACTCGCGCCGTGAATATCTTTACATTCTTACCTTCTTCGATCCAAGCAAGTATCCTTTCAACCATTTTAGGAACAGGAGGGCCAATATGCTCATATCCTTCCCATCCGTGATACTCTGCAAGAGTCCCGTCAAGGTCTACGCCTATCCAACTTCTATTTTTCATAATTTCCTCTATTGGCAAAAATAAACAATACAATGATATGCAAACATACTGATACTGAATACAAATACATTCCTAACCAGTACTGAATACGAATACAATGCTAACCGGTACCGAGACCGTAAACACTGCATATACATCGTCGTACCAGAACTTGAGAATCTAATAAAGAGTAGATATACCCAAATACAACCTGTAACAACACTGATTATTGCGTACAGGACACATAGAAAGGCCAAGATCATTCTGTAACCCCTTTATCGTCGCTCAATATATAAGTACCTATCTCATCATCTTCGAGCACAGCCAGACATGCATTAAGATCTTTTTCCGCCCGGAGTTTTTCTTCTGTCCTTTCCTGAAGTACCTTCTTGCAAACTGGTATTATACGATGTTTTGTGTATATATGCCCAGCCAGAACTCCCAGCGCAAAAAGGAATCCACAAAACAGGGCTTTGGTCAATGCAGATAATTTCATTTCAATACTCCCTTTTCTGATCAATCTTCTGACGAAAACAACCAACCGTCTTCGGAAAGGTGTCCGAATGGGAAGAGTTCCGCCTGCTCCAATACTTTTCGCAATCAACAACTGTTTTCTCATTTTTCTATATCTCATAATAAACTAACAGGGAAGGCCGGATGAGGCGAATTGCCCGAAAATTGTTGTGCTGGGCCTTCCCTGTACATAAGTTACCAAGCCGCTTTTATGTTCGCCCCCGGCCCCTGGTTCCTGTCCATTCCTCCAGGAGGGCTTTAAACAACACCCGTACCAGAACCTCTGTCGGGGGCCGTTCGAGTTATGTAACCGGTCTTACGGAGTGGGCTGTATAGGGCCGGAACCTCTCTGGCCCGGATCAGGTATACAGACTCACTCTCAGGACGGACAGGAACCGGTTGTCGATAATTGAATAGCATCCTACCTTCGATCCTCCCTGCTCCTCATTTCTTCAAGATCTGCATCCCGCGCATCCAGGTCTCTCACATAATCTTCTGCCATTTTGTCCTGCTGGACGTCCGTAGATCTTTGATACACGGGAGAATCCTTCAATACTTCATGAGCCGCCTCAATTGTATTTGCCATTGCCTTTCCTGATTACATTAATACCCAGCGGATAAAGAGTACAACACACACAAAATATATCCGATAGCTATCATACAGATCATGTCCAACACTTCCTTCATGGCCTTATCTCCCGTTTCCTTTTAATTGTTGTGAAGTTTTTGTTTCAGTTAATTATACAACAGTTTTCTCTGAATCCAACTGAGACGCCACAGTGCTTTTCTTCTGCTCAAGTAACTGAAACACTGCATAAGGTCTTATCCCTCTGTCTGACAATTCGGCAAATACCTTTGCAACATAATAAATATCTGTTGCTGTAATGGAATGAACATACATTACTTCCGAAAGCCTATCCCTACAATCCTGAAGATCATAAACAGGCTCCTGTTCCACTTCTTCAAGCACTTGCTTCACACATTTAGAAACACAAGCATCTATTCCGTACTTTTTAAGATATTCTGAATGTTTCATTTCACCACTCATGTACTGGTATTTCTCTTTCCGATGCGTATTTTTCCGCATACGCCCTCGCTTCCTCTTCCGACTCAAAAAATCTCAAGCAATCGTACAAGTCTTTGTTTATGATACCTAATATCCACCATTGACTGAGACCTACTTTTTTAATAACAATTGATGTGTATGTGTACTCCATGGTTTCTCCTATTCAGCGATTTATTCTGATTCTTCCCCATACAAAGGATGGTCCACACGGGAATACATGCGCCTGATCATTCATGGAATTGTCTTTTTATTAGTTAAGCTGAAAATATAAAAGTATATGAAATACAAACACAATATATCCAATGGCTTCATACAGATTATATTTAGAAGATCCCTCATAACCTCCTCCGTTCTGTTTGTTGTAGAGTCTTCTTGCCCTCTATTATACAACGGTTATTTATTTCCCCCTATTTTCATTGTGCTCCCTTTTATAAAATAACCGTAATACATTCTCAGGCCGAACTCCTCTATCGGCAAGTCTCACAAACACATCTAGCACCAACATAATATCCCTTGCAGAAATATTATGCGTATAAACAAGAGCCGGAATAGAATCTCTCAAAGTTTGAATATCCTGCCGCCAAGAATCTTCATGCATTACTTCCTGAATAACCTCTTGGATGATTTTATGCAATTGCGATTCTACTCCGTATTTCTTCAAATATTCCGCATGTTCCATTTCATATCCTCTGAACCAGCATATTTTTATCCTTGGCATATTGTTCTGCATACCCACGGGCATCTTCTTCAGACTCAAAATACCTCAAACAATCCTGAATATTTTTATTCAAATACCCAATTTCCCGATCCAATTGGTCAAGTGATGTTTAGCATAATCTTCCGGTTTGATTTTTAACATCCGCACGATAAAGTCTCCTTATTCTGAAATTTCCTCTGGGTCCTTCTCCCCATACAAAGGATGGTCCACAGAGGGAGGAAGAACATTGAAAGTAAATGGATTAACTTCTGTGTCCATATCTTCCTGAGCTTTGAGAATCGTTATCCTGGCAGTCTCCATATTTGTGACTAATTTCTGAAGATGGGCAATGTCCTTTAGATAATCCCTTCTGCGTTTTATAGTCTTTGAATTGGAAACAATTACTCTGCCGTCTTCATCAACAGTTTCTGCGACCTCTTTACTGAATATCACAAATCCTTTTTCAACACTCCCTTCGGCTTGAGCCTGTATGTATAGCATTTGATTTTCAAGGGCATCCCGTAGAAGCATTCGAGTAACTCTTATATCATCATCAATATCCCCCACCGGTGCAGACTTAAACAACTCCCTTTGTTCCTTGGTAAGGAAGGCTCCCCCATAAAACCCATATACCTCCCCGTCCGCTACCTCTACAATCCTTTCATTATCTGCTGTAGCCAGGTATCCGTCATAGGGCTTGTGTTGTTTAGGGAAAGCGGCTCCTGCAAGATTTGGATCTAAATGTTTATCCTTCTTTTGCCGTCTGTCCTTTCTCCACTGTCTTCTTTCTTGAGGTGTTGCATGTGCCCAACAGACATTCCGTCCTTGCAGTACCCTACCTTGACATTGCTTTCCATTCCTGTATTGAAAACGACAAGGTACTTTTGCATCAAGGGAATTATCTGTAGGGTGTATCCCTTTCTTTATACGTTCATACTGTCTTCTTTCTTCAGGAGTCTGATGATGGTAACATGTCTGAAAACTGTTTATGCGAACGCCCTTACATCTTTGTCCATCAGGTTTAACAAATGTACACCGCTTTGCTTCATATTCTTCATCGGAATCAAATAAATGACGCATTTCTTTCAGGCCCCGAATAAGTTAGTTTCACAGTTAATATGTCTGGGGAGTATACCGGTAGGGATATGGGACAGGAACTGGTATACTCCAGATAAAAAGATTTTTATCTATATCCCTACCTATGTTAACTGATTTAGACCTGGAAGTAAAGAGCAGGAATTGTTACTGAGAAAATCTACACGACACTGATCCACGTCCCATTCCGAAAGATTTAAAGAAAACTATCTACTATCCTTATGTAATTCTGCATCCTTTGTAAAAGTCTTCAATTCTAAATCCTCCTCCCACCTTCCCGGCTGAGACATATTACAACGTTCACATTCTCTCACGCACCACTTATTAGGGAACTCTGAAGGACTATAGGGTTTTTTATGTGTTCCTTCCACGGTTCCAGTATCTTTTGGAGCTGTCCCTAATTCCTCATCGCTCAAATACTCCCAATCATCTTCTCCGAAACCTGTGCGTCTTCTTGCCCTGCTGTTGTTGCCCCAAGCTTTAGAGCAACAACCGTCACAATTAACCTTCGCTTTCTGTCCCAGGTACTGAATAATCATTTCCATGGTATTTCTTCCCTTATGATGTTTTTCCGGTGAGTTTATTTGTTTTGGTTTTCTAATGCAGGCTGTAAGCCAAGGCCAGTTCAATACGTTTTTTTTTCAGCTGCAGTGATTGTGTGATAGGTAATTTCATGCTATCGCCTCCAATTCTGCCATTTTACGGGTAAGATCATATTTTTCTTCCTCCACCCTTTTCCACCGTTGTCGCATTAAGCTTTTTGTTGTCGGTATCTCGCTGATTCGAGTTGCATAATTCCCTTCCTTCAAATCATAGTCATAACACCATACTGTTGTAACCGCGCCCTGTTCGTGTTCCCACAGAGGCGGTATTTCGATGTCAATAGAACGCCTTCCCTGTTTCTGCCAGCGGATTAACGCCGCAAGAAAACGAGGGGTGATCTGTTCAGGTTTGATTTCGTGAGACATGTTCATGATAACCTCCTGTGCTATCATTTTTAGAGATCCGGAGCAGCTAGAGCAAATTCCAATTCCTCATCGCTCAAATACCCCCAATCATCCTCATCTGGACTTGTGAGTGTTTACCGTTATGCGGCGTGCCATTTTACTCCGATCACCGTCATGCTGCCACCGCAACCAGCCCCTCCGCACCGGAAATCCATTCTTTCTTCATTTCTGCCTCAAGCGGAGAAATTTCTGTTTGTTTTTGTACTCGGTCTGCTCGTCAACAAAAACCAGTCCGTTTTTGATCAGATGGGCATTCAGAAAGGTTCTGTTTTTCAGGTATAAATAGCAGAGGAGGTTGTTGTCTTTATCGTGTTTGTCCCGGTCGAACCGCATGTACACCTTCTGGTTTTTGTTTTCCTCTGCAGAAATGCAACCGCATCCTGATTGCAGGCTGCGTCTTCTTTTATACCGATCAGCCGGACTGTCAGGCCGTTACCGAGCTGAACAAGTTCCGGAGTAAGGACTGTTTTCACACTGTGATACTCTTCTCTTTGGCCGGAATCCCTGTTGATTTTTGAACCGAACTGCAGTTTTTCCGGATCGATTTTTTTATCAAAGGCATGAGGGTCTTTGAAAACATACGGGAGCCTGCTGATTTCCTCGGCAAAATCAACATCTAACTTGCCCTGTTCAGTAAACTCGTATTCCGCCCCCAATATTTCCACCTGATTGATCTGGAGCTTCTTTTTAATAAAGGGTATAAATTCAGCATTTATTTCATAGCCGACTGAATTTCTGCCGTTATTCTTTGCCGCCAGGGTTGTTGTACCGCTGCCGAGGAACGGATCAAGGACAGTATCACCGACAAAGGAGAACATCTTGATCAGTCTTTTCGGCAGCTCTTCCGGAAACATGGCAATATGGCCGTCCTGCTTTGCCCCGCGAAAATTCCAATGCCCGGCAAAGTACACCTTCCATTCCTCCTTGGTCATTTTGGATAATTCTTTTATCTCTTTGGTCGCCTTTTTCGGGGTACCGAGCTTCTTGAAAAGGAGAATAAATTCATAATCAATAGAGAGAATACCATTGCGGGGATGAGGAAAACTGCCCATGATGCTGGCCCCGCCTGTGGTATTAGTGGTTGTTTTTTTGCCATATCACCGCCCCCATGTAGTCAAATCCGATGCTCTCACAGAACTTGATGATTTCCGTCCGGATCGGAATGACTTTATAGCGGCCGTAATAGACCGAACGGGCGAACTGATCCCCGATATTGATACAGAGCCTGCAGCCGTTATCGAGCACCCTGTGACATTCATTCCAGACAAGATTCAACTGGTTGATATAGCTTTCGTAGCTGTCATTGAAGCCTATCTGGTCATCTGTGCCGTAATCCTTCAGCTGCCAGTACGGCGGCGAGGTGATGACGAGATGAACGGACCTGTCGGCCAGTTCGCTCATTTTTCTGCTGTCGCCGCAGATAATCGTATGGTGTGTTGTCGTGTTCATGTGATCTGTGATTTTGCCTTTTCAGTCTGCCTTTTTCAGTCCAGCAGCCCGCTTCTCTGCCCGATAAAACAGAGCAGAAAGCCGATCGCCATTGCCAGTATCATTGAGGATCATTACGGCAAGGGCATGTACACCGTATGGGCGAGCCTCAGTCTGTCGAGTTCTTCGCTTTGTCTCATTTGTCCGCTCCTTTGTGATTAATACATTCCGAATAAATACCGAAGGTATACTCTATAATACAACAACTCTGACCAAAACGTTCTCATAAAAAAACTGGAACCCCAAAAAGGTTCCAGTTTGAATACACGAAAACTGACATACTAACTATAGCTTCCGGTCGAAGCTATATTTTTCATCTCCGGGAGAATCAGTAAAATCACATATAATGTTCCCTGTTACTATGAGATGGAATGGAACCGTACCGCTGAAGATGTCTCTACTGATATGGATTTTTACATCCGTAATCTCCATTTCCTTTCCTTGATAAGAAAAACCCTCGCAAGGAATCCTCCGGCCTTTTTGGTATGGTGTACTGGCCAAATATTCACGAAAACACGCCTGTTTTTGAAGATCCAGTCTATTTATCTTTCCCTGAATATCCAAAGTTTTGGTAAGATGTATATTCATATGTCTTTGTTTTTACGGTTGAGTTACAGCCCCACCAACGATGGGGCACATTTTTGTGGAACAAACAGGAAATCGTCCGCACATCTGCATATAATCTTCGTGTATTCTTTTTCTACAAAATTCGCAATTTGTCCAACCATCGAATTCTTTATATTCTCCACACCCCCTGGAAGGAAACTGCCGAACTGTTGGGTCGTAGATAGAGCCGTCTTTCCTTTTACACCACCAATGTTCTTCTTCCCTGTTCCATATAGGACACTAATACCAACCTCTCACCAAAGTAAGTGATGGATTGCATCCATTGCGGCCTGAGACAATTCCTTACAGCGGCCTCTATATTTTTCATAATCAGTCATCATATCACCGTTAATTTGTACCAATCTTCGCCGTACGTATCTGACATAAAATCAGAAATCAATTTACATTTACGTCTCAATTGACTGTTACGGGGATCGCTACTTTTTTTTGATTTTCCCACATCCCCCCATTCCGATATCAAATGAAATAACAGGCTTCCTACGGATTGCTGGAGAGTAGGATGAGTTTTTTGCGTCATTTCTTTAATAAAGCCTTCTTCATCATACATGTAGGGATTCACAAAAGAAGAAAGTTGAACCGCCGTCTCCTTCGCTTTCGTCATTCGGCCTTCCCGATATGTTAGGCAATTCTCAGAGTCCACTATGATCTTCCCTATCATTTTAGGCTTGATATCATAGGTTTTTAAAACCTCTTCACATTCCCTCCATACTTGGTTATATTGTCTATTCTGATTATGTAAATCGTACCATTCTTGAACAAAACGGAGAGCGGAACCGAGACGGACAATCTGTTTGTGCATCTCTTCTGTTTTCCGTGACTGCATATGTAGATTACCAAAACGAACGGCCACAGATTTTATGTGTTGAATATCCGATTTATATTTCATCGACATTTAAATGCACAGTGGCTGAAACCGCCTTAACGCTGACTCCGAAAGCCAATCTACCAAAAATTCAAAACTGCATTGCTTCCGCAAAACTTCGGTACCAGTACCAATCTGTTTTGAAAGCATAAATAAAGCTTCGTCTCGCTGCTGTATATGTGTTCGCGGTGGCTGGTCTACCGGAATGTCTGTATTGTCTATGCTTATCATAGTACCTGTGGGTATATGAATCACTATTGTCTTTCTGTTTAAAATTCTCGCCCCAGCCCTTGTCATCTTGTCATCCCCTTGTAAATTAATATATTTTATTATACATGGATCTTTTACCAACTTCCTATATATTCCTGCATAAAATTGTCTGCATCCTTCTGAGACATGTCTCCGGGATCTCCGTCAATCTCAAAAACCTCAGTATGTCCTGGAAATCCAGACAACATATGATATAAACGGTCGGCCTGTATCTCAGCTTGAGGATCATCATCAAACAAAATGAAACGATTTTCAAAACGTCTCATCATAGCGACTTGAGGCCCCCGGAATTTGATACCGAAAGTGGCGACGGCCCCTGGCCCTAATCTCCAGGCATCTGTTATCCCCTCCACAATCACTATGCTGTTCCCTTTCACCAAATCAATGCCATAAAGGGTATTTTTATGCTCTATTACCTCATTACCTTTTGAACACGCCTTATATTTCAATTCATGATGACCTGTTATGTCCCTGCCTTGATAAGAAACCAGCTGACCTTTCAGGTAAATCGGGGCTATAATTCTATGTCTATATCCTCCTGTAGGTCCTGTTCCCTGAAGCTCCCATATTTTTTCTAATTTTTCGGGATCGAAATTTCTGAATCTAAGATACTTACGGTGTCTGTTCGACATGCCCCTTGTACCCGTTGGTAATTCTGTCTGATCGGCCAAATGCACCGTCCTTGACTGGGTATAAGAGGTCCCGGCGTATTGCTCTATTATTGTATGTGCTTTTTTCCATGAACAATTATGTAATTCTTTCACCACCGAAGGAACGGAATGGCCACCACATCTCCAACAAACGAAATAATCATCTTCAGTATTATATCCCAAATGATATCCAGGATTTCCCGTGCAGAAAGGACAAGGAAAGTTGACCCAACCTTCCTGAGAATGTTTGTGACCTTCTGTTACGAAAGATATATGAAGATCACGTAACATGTTGATAATCTTCATTTATGGACTATCTCCGCTCTGTTCCAATGACTGTTCAGTACACGTTGGGAATCTTCGTAATCAAAATGACCCACAATCCCGTAAGATACTAATAATCCCAAAACCAAAACCAAATTACGCAGAAATTTCATGGTTGCCCGTTCAATAAAAAGAAAAAAGGGAGGGGAGAGGACATCTCCCCTATTCCGCAACAGCGATAACTCTACCACTCAATATCTACCAGTTTACCGTCCTTAACCTCTGTTTTTACAGGTTTTTCTACCAGAATGATATGACCCGGAATGACGTATACCACGAAACAGGATTGTAACAGTTTCTCGCAACATTTCAACATGTTACTGTGTTTTTCATTGTATTTCACAAGTCCGATTTTTTCCGGGAATCTGTAAAAGGCTATCCATCCAGAATCCCACAGAGAATTCTGCAGAGAATCCCACAAAGAAACCCGCAGAGAATCCCACAAAGAAACCCGCAGAGAAACCCACAGAGAATTCCGCAGAGAATCCTGCAGAGAATCCCACAAAGAATTCCACAAAGAATTACGCAAAGAATCCTCCAAAGAATCCCGCAGAGAATCCCACAAAGAATCCCGCAGAGAATCCCGCAGAGAATTCCACAAAGAATCCTCCAAGGATTCCTCCAAAGAATCCCGCAGAGAATCCCGCAGAGAATCCCGCAATTTCTTCCCTTCTTCAGGACTGGATACCCAATGAATTTTCGGCTTTTCCAATACATCCTTAGTCAGCTCCAAAGCGGCGGGAGCCGCTTTGTCCCTGTCTGTCTCGGTACTCCCAGCATATTGAAATATCTCGTTCCGGTATTCTTCCAACTGTTTTTCTTGGGATTCTGTCAGTTT